AGTCAGACGGTATCTCTTACGCTAATGGCTTGGCGCAGGCCGATAGATGCGATTGTCCACAAAATTGGAGTGCCAACGTGGTAGACTACAGTGAAAGCGGAAGTTGTATTAACTTTACTGTGGAATACAGTAATCCGTGTAGTTCCAGCAAAACCATAACAGTGACAGGAGGAGCGGAAGCGAATACCTCCACGGGTATGGAGATGACCACTAGTACTACGGTTACGATAGGTACTGGTAGTGGATCTACTAGTGGTAGAATGTGTTTTCAAGCGGCCATAAGACCAGGAACGGCGCATGCGGCTTGTACCACAGGTGGACAATGCTGATAATGTATATACAATAAAAAGGAGAGGTTAGTTAGCCTCTCCTTTTTATTATATATCAGACTCTTAACATTGACCACCAGCTCTTCCACTTATATTGATAGAATTACATGGATATCCACGATCAAAAGATATCGTGGCCTTTTTAGTGCCTGATCCAGTAGGTATAGTTACTGTCGTACTCCCGATAGTAGTCCCTGAGCTTGAGGCTGTTACCGTCAAACTCTTCTGCGTAGTACATTCATTACTATACGTAATCTCGACCTCTACTCTTAGCGCTGAAGTGCCCGAAGGAGCGCCATTGCAAGGATCACCATCGGCATAAGCGTTGGCTGACCAATTCTTCGTTGGCTCCACGCAATCGCATCTATCGGCCTGCGCCAAGCCATTAGCGTAAGAGATACCGTCTGACTGTAGGTTATTGTCGGCTATCCTATTTGCCTCGTCCTTGGTGCAGGCGGTGTATTTTTGTGTATAAATTTCTTGTATTAGGATGAAATCGTTATATTTGTGATATGAAAACAAAGTCATTTAAAATACTTGATCAATACTTTCTTCGATTCTATAGATCTATTATGTCTAAGAACGGGAAAAGGAGGAAGCATACGATCGTGGATAAGAATGATATCCTTGAGTGCCAGTCGTTGATCTGGAAAGTCATACGTGATAGGTATCTGGAGGATGAGGGAGGGGTTTATATAAACAACATCGGTTATCTATGTCATAAGATTAATCCTAACCGCAAGATATATCTGAATAAACTTACCGGTACTATTAATAGGCGTGGGACGGGTGGATATTCTTACGTCCATACGTGTATGGATTTTATGCCTAGGAATAAGTATTTTCATCTATATATCTCTCCGGCCTTGAATAAGGAATGTAGGTTGGCTATGGAATCAGGTAGGAGATATAAGTTCTTGTATCGGGAGGTTGAGTCGGAGAGTAAGGTATTTGGAGTTAAATGGGTTTACAAGCTGTAGAAGTTTTTTTGTGATCCAGTTAGCCCGTGAGGGTAGACTGGATTTTTTTTGTATCACGGATTCAAATACATATCTTTGTGCAAAAGACTTGAATATGACTATAAAAGGGTTGTTGGCCGAGATCAAGGCCGATTTACATAAATACGATGATAGCGGGGCTATAGATACCTCGTCTGTTTATAGATGGGCTGAGATCGCCTTGAAAAGGTTCGGGGGTGTTATAGCGGTCATGTCCGAGGCGGTTGTCAAGACCAGCAACAAACAGGCGGTATTGCCTTCTGATTTTTTCGACATGCTTGATGCCTATAGGTGTGAGCCTCTTGTCTGTGAGATTCCGGGCGGCGACAAGGCCAAGGCTGACCTCCAACACGAGATCGGCTGGGTCGAGCGCACCGAGCGCGGTTTCCGTTGGAACTCCTGCACCGAGTGCTGTAAGGAGGAGTTTGAGAAGACGATCACGGAGAGGATATATATCGGGTCTCACGAGGTTCGATTTCATTACCATCATCCCGTAAGGCTGTCTATAGGTCGAGGACTGAGGCGTGATTGCGCCGCCGACAAGTATCGGGATAAGTACGATTGGGATAATTATGATATAACTATATCCGGCAATACTATGTATACAGGGTTTGATGGATTTATTTATATCATATATCGTGCTACACCCAAGGATGATGACGGTCTCCCATATATACCTGAAACGGCGTTAGGATACCTTGAGGATTATGTCGAGACGTATATCAAGATGAAGATCTTCGAGAATGCCGCCGTGAATGGCTTGATACAAGGCGCTGGTGACGCTTATAAATTATATGCTCAGCAGGAGCCGGGTAAGTTCGCTAGGGCTATGAAGGAGCTTAAGATGTCGATGATCACGTTAAATGATTATCGGGAGTTGGCTGAGGATAATAGGAGAAGGATGTTGTCTTATGAGCGGATGTGGCCTAATGCTTTTGATAAGTATATCAAATTTATTTAGTTGCGGGGGAGGGAATCGAACCCTCGATCTTTAGGTTATGAGCCTAATGAGATACCTCTTCTCCACCCCGCGATTATGACGCGAATATACGTTTTTTAAAAAGAAAAAAGATAATATGGCAAAGAAAAATGATTGGATACATTTAGATAAGACAAGTGGTACTGGCCCTGCTGAGGTTAAGGTTACAGCTGATATTAATGAGACCGGCGAGATACGTCAGGTAACATACAAGGTTATAAAAGAGGGAACCAAGGAAGAGAAGACGTTCGTGTGCAGGCAGGAGTCCGTCCCGGTGGTGATCATCCCGGAGTTCGATTACCTTGTTCTTAGGTATATCTGGGCTGACGAGGACGGCATTGACTTTGACACGGCTACCGGTTTCGATAACACCGGCCTCCCGGACGTTGACGGCAAGCTTGTTGGTTGGAGTAAACAGTACCAGACCACGCAGGAGCGGGTAGGTGATTATCTTATCCACGGTGGTGATAACATGGAATCAGGTAATGAGGCCGCCTTGATCCAGATGGGACCGTTGTTGGATGGCGATAATTACGATAAATTACCTCTTGAGATCAGATGCAGTATATACGGTAACTGGTATGGTGGTCGTGAGAAAGGTGATGTCACTATCAGGTTCACGGCATATAAGGGCGGTTCTATGGAGAAACGTGGATATGATTTTGTCAATATCGGAGGCGAGGAGGTTTATACCGGTGACGCTCCCACTAACGTATCCGCTCATGGTGAGGATAATTGGCAAAATATAAAGACCTTGTATTCTAAGGTAGGCACGATGATCTATAACAAGGAATCTCGTGACTGTATTGTAAGAATAGGTGAATAGATTTTTCTTCATAATATAAACACATCGGCTCTCTTGTTCGTGAGGATAGGAGAGTTTTTTTATTTTTTTTAATCCTTCACTTATGACATATTTGATCTTTTATTGCGTGGGAATAATCTGGCTTTGCCGAAAACTAGTATTATGGTCACATTGAATGATGTAAATAACGAACTCCATGTCCGGTTATATATACTGGAGGTACTTAAGGATTATATAAGAGATGATGATTTCGATGGTCTTGTAGATAAGGCGTTGGATTTTGTCATGGAAGGCGTTTCTATGCCTAAGGCTCCGACCAAGGATACCACCATGAGTGACATATCAAAGAGCGTTTTGGCCTTGGTAGCGGGTGCTGGATTAGATGAGAGGTTAAGCAAAAGCTCTTTAGAGTTAGCTTATGACAGATGTAAGATGAGGTACGTATTCGATCCTCGAAATCGGGATATACACGGTGTAGTCGTAGGTTATTCCAATGACTTTAATAGTCTGGTAGCTGTGTGTGATGAGGGATCGAAGAAAGGAGTGGATAAAGGATCTACTGATTTTGTGGATGTCAATGAGAGATACGTGACTAACGGTTTCTTTTACATATCTGTAGAGGATGCCGATAAGCAATCGAACTACATGGGTAAAAATTTGTAATTGTTGTGTTTTTGTACTTTACACGAGCGTTTAAAAGTATTTAGTTCTCCTCCTGACTTGTGAAAGTCTGGAGGATTTTTTATTTTTGTACGATTTGAATGTTTTGCATAATACGTACTGTTTATTAGAATCCGCCACATAAGTGATTATCTGGTGGATTTATTATATTTGCGAAAAAGATAATGTCGTGCAAAATAACTCTAACATAGCGGTTCCCGACTCCGGGATGAACAGGGATAAGCATCCACAGGATCTATCCCCGTCTGAATATAGTTTCGCCTTGAACGCTACCATAGAGGGTGACGATGGAAGCCAGCTTAAGATCCAGAACGAGCCTAGTACCCTTTTATGTAAGCGATTTGATGGCTATAAGGTTATTGGGTATAAGAATGACATAGCTGGTGATAACACTTATTTCTTTCTATCCAATCCGGATGATAATACGTCTAAGATCACGTTCATGCGGTCATTGGATTATATCAAGACCGTTGAGGATCAATTGGCTGGATCGGGAAAGGACATCCATCGTATCCTTGGCGAGAGGCTTGAGGAGTCGGATGGTCGTTTTGATGAGATATGTGATTTGATGGAGGTCCTGATAGAGGACTGGGTTGATGACCCTTGTCTTAACTTCTCCATTCATCACCCGATTTTCGATATAGAGATCAAGGATGAGAAATGTGGGAAGGTGATATACTGGACCGATGGATATAATCCCCAGCGATATGTTATGGTCGATAAGGCTCTTAATCCGGATGATGATGGTGACTTTTGGTATCATTATCATGGGTATAAGACATGTGGGGATGACAAGCCAATAGAGAGGTGTAGGCTGGCCTGCGAGAAGCTGCTGGTGTTCCCGTTGCTGACGGCCCCGTGCGTGGAGCCTGAGGTCGTGGAGTTCGGGGGAAGCCTGCGTGCCGGGACCTACCAGTTCTGCGTGGCGTTGTGCGATGAGTTCGGGATTGAGAAGACCGGATATTGCTCATTGACCAACCCAATCATGTTATTCGATCGTCAAGATATGGTTATCCGCGATGGTTTATGGGGTAAGTCAACCAACATGGGTATCCGCCTTACCGTGTCTAATATAGATAAGCAGGTATCTCATTATAAGATAGGCGTTATACAGAACACGGTTGGGTTTAATGGTGAGCAAAGCCCGGTTCTTGAGTATTTCATAGAAGGTATACATCCGATAACGGAAAGGACCATCTATTACCTTACGGATCAGTATAGCGAGCGTACGACCATGGAGAAGTTATCCAAGGAAATACCGGTATATAAGACAGCCAGAGGCATGACGTCTGTCGGGAATCGTCTTCTTCAATACGGATTGACCGTGGAGAATGAATGGAATCTTCAACCGGTCGTTAATTTCTTGGGTCATTTCGTTAAATGGCAGACATCGATAGCCACGGAGAATCTGTATAAAGACGGTGTGGCTTGCTCTAAATACGCCTCTTTCATGCGTGACGAGGTATATCCGTTGGGTATAAGGTTCTTTACCAATACAGGATACAGGACAGCTAGATTCCCGCTTATCCCTCGTCCGGCCACAAGGGAGGAGATGGAGGTTATCGTTGATGAGGACGGTAACTCTGACGACCTGTCGGCTGCGTCGGTGCTGGAGAACAACCCGCAGTGCGCGGGGAACAGCCGCCGTCATCTTTGGCAGTTTAAGAATACGGCAAAGATCATAAACGACCCATCTTGGGGATTTGATGATTTTGGAGGAGAATGTAAGAATCAGTTAGATGTCAAGCAGCTCAGATATGTAGAGCAGGAATATGCCACGGTAGGAGAGACCCAATTCGTTATCAATACGATGGGGGAAGATGTTACGGTAGATGATGCTATTGATTATATCGCTGATAATATAGATAACCTGTGTGATATCATAGAATCTAATGTAGGTATTACTGACGAGTTATGCGCTGCTATATCATTGCCAGAGGATCAAGACGGTATAAAGGCTCCCGATTTCCCTAGTGGATGTGATGATATCGAGAGGATAGAGACCAGGACTATATTGGATAAAAACTCTTTGGTGGATTCTAGGATTGATTTTACATATAAGCTGGCTAGTGATTATGTGGAGACCGAGCCTACTACATTAATACAAAGTAATGCCGAGTCACAAAGGAAGTTCTCTGTATTGTGTGATTTCGATAATTATTCCAGTGGAGGTAAGAATATCATAGATCTGGTTCAGGAATGGCTGGATGGTCAGGATGAGGATAAATTCCCGTCTGATATAGACTCCTCCGCCCTGGTCTTGTGTCAGGATATGTCTAATGTCCGGCAGTTATATGATGAGGGTATATGTACTAATGGGTGTTCGGTAGGTGATCCTCACGTGAATCCTACTATTAACGATGTTCAACTTCCTACATTCCAAGGGGGTAGGTCATTGGGTAAGTGCACATATTTGTATCAATATCCCGGATGGGAAGGAAAGAAGCATACGGAGACGATGCTTGATCAGTTAATGGATACGATGGAGGCTTATTTCCCCCAATATGAGAGTCAGTTTGGTATCGAGAACGCCATGTGTCTTTTTGGCGATGGTGATAATTCTAAGTTTAATACCGGTATAACTACTGACTGGGAAGGTCGTGTGTCTATGCAGAATGATATTGACGCCAAGACCAATTGGTTCGGTAGAAGCAACTTGACTTATTTCAAGTTCTATCCACATGTATCCTCATACGCCAGATGGGTGGAGTTGGATTACGAGAAATACATAAGTGGTTTATCCGATCCTGATAACGGTATTATGTATATAGAGATGATGGGTAACTATAATTATCCGATCGGCGACTCGTCATCATACAATAAGGTTCGTATAACGTTTTTCTCGGACAAGGAAGGTACCGTGGCTCCTAATCCTTTGGCTAATGATGCCAAGAAAGGTGTTATAGTGAATTACGTGGATCATAAGATATTTATGATGCCAAAGTACTTGTTCTGGAATGATGACAAGACTACTTTCCATAAGATATATGTTTGCATCGAGCCTGCGGTATGCGTGTTCTTCACCGGTTTCGCCATGAGGCAGGACATGAAGGAGCTTGCCGGATTCTATACGGCCGGCACCGCCATCTTCCCTGCCCCGTTCTGTTTTGGCATTCGGCCACTGGAGGTGAAATACGTATTCTTCTTCACAAAAGAATTGAAATTAAGGAGATTCGTTACCTATGAGGCGAAATGTATCTCATGTGGGGATAAACCCGCTGACTGCGCTCCCAGACCATATCAGTACGGTGATTTCGGATATTGGGAGTCTGCCAATAAGTATCCGGCTAATTTTGAGTTGTATGATTCAAGCAAGATCGGGATATCATCGGGAGGATCAAAGAGGAAGGACATAATAGATTCTTTGATGAAATACTATGGGTCTCCTAAATCAGTTGGGGGTAAGTCTTATTTCACCGGTAATGGGGGTAACGCTGAGTACCCAAATACGTCAACCACGTTTTGTCAGAGACCTATACGTCATTACAAGTTTCCGGATAACTCTGTCGCTCCTTTCATGGGTAATCCGTCTCAACTGACCGGTCAATATGGAGTTGACTCCTATATTTATCCTATGGGGGTGATGCTTGATGACGATATCGTTAATGAGTTTCTGGATATAGCGGTAGAGAACGGTCTTATAGATAAGGCTAGAAGAGATTCTATAATAGGATATGAGTTGTATAGGGGCGATAGGACGTTGGATAAGAGCGTTATCGGGACCGGTCTGGCTTATGATATGTTTAAGTACGATGATCCCGACGGATCGGCTAATCTTTATCCTAATTACCCTTACAACGATTTGTCTGATGATATGTATATCTATAAGGATATTAATCGTGAGAAATTTATAACGCATCCGTTTAACAGGAAGGGTAATATCTGGTATTCATTCTTAAGTCCTGATATTGCCTTTAACAAGCCTGACGCTCCCACCGAGTGCCTTGTTGATGGTTATCAATTAGGTAAATCCTCAGGTATATTCAGGGAGGTGGAGGATCACCCTAAATGGACGATATTAGGGAGTAAGGCTTATAGTATGGCAACATCATTGGCTACGGTGGAGGCTATGGCTAATTTAATATCCGCTATAGCTGAGTATACATATCAGTCGGCTTCACAGCAATATGTCGGTGGAGGTGTGTTCTTTTTAGCCAACCCTGTCGGCATAGCGCTGACGGCTATCCGTCTGGCTACGGGTATCGCCAAGGCCACAGCCCAGTCCGTGGTGGATATAGGCAAGTATAGGTATCAGTGGTTAACGGCATTGATAGATAGGGGACCTAGACGGAACTATGCTTATTACTATACTTCTGTCGCTCATTATAATTTATTTTACCAAAAAATAGGGGAGTCAGAGTTACGTGGATTGTCAACGGCTAAATATATCAAGAGCGGGTTATATCCGGTAACAGATATCTCTTCGCAAGGGGAGACCGTAGGCGGTAAGCCTATTATCATAAACAACCTCGATCGTGAGCATTCATTGTTCATGTCATTTGGTATGGATAAGTATATGCTTGAATATCCGGAGTTGGTTTCAAGTTACGATACCAGCCGTATTCAGGATGAGTGTAATATTCGTAACGATGAGGTGGCTGGTATGACGCCTCATTTTATGACACGTGAATCTTTCGTATCCTGCCCCTATATGAGGATAAAGAAATATTCTCCGGCTCAATACGGGCAGATAGAGGATATCAGGTGGGTATCGTTAGGTGGTTGCGGGTTGATGGATAAGGATAAGCGTAAACCTGTTTTTGGAGGTGATGTATTTATATCAAGATTCTCGCTTAAGAGGAAGATGCCTATGTTTTATTTGACTCAGTTCGGTCAGGGGGACATGATACCATTCCCTTATTATGATTATCGGAACATCGGGTATCCCCGTTATTTCGTTAATTACGATACCGGGGAGGATTATCTTAATAAGACCGATACGAATACCGGATCGCTATACTCTTTCCTAGCCGGAAGAGCGCTTATGAGATGGTTTGCAAGACCGGAGATATGTATCTTAGCGGTCGTTTCTTCCTATATTTCTATGGCATACCTCAGTTTCTTGTGGAGTCTGAGATCAATTGCAATTTCCGTATAGCCGGCCCTGAGCCTTACGAGGGGTTCTATCCGGAGGTGGGGGATTATATATCATGGACTCAGGAGCGTAATGTCCCTATATCAAGGAGTAATGTGTTTAAGATGAGTCCTGTGTATAAGAATCGATTTACGTTAGGTGGCAGGTCATTACCGGAGACGTATGATAGTAATTTTTGGGACTGCGCTTACCAAAGACCCAACGGCGTCATATGGAGCACCGCCGACGTGTCGGAGAACGGCATGACCGATCCTTGGCTGTCGTACAAGCCTATGGATTACCATGAGTTCAAGACCTCGTTCGGAAAGCTTATAAGCATGAAGGGAATAGAGTCGGATCAAATACTAGCTCGCTTCGAGAATCAGGTAGGACTATATAACGCTATAGACGTGCTGGCAGAAAGAATATCCCCGGAGAATAGCGAGCTAGGGACAGGTGGGCTTTTCGCCTCTCGTGGCATTGAGTATAATAATACGACGTTAGGATATTCCGGGACCCAGAGTCGGGATATGATCAGTTGCGAGTTTGGGCATTTTTGGGTCGATTTAAGGCGTGGTCAGGTGTTTAAGGTAGATTCTAATGGTAGGAATCTTACGGAGGTCACACCGGGGCTTAGAAACTGGTTTAAGGAGCATCTTCAGATGAAGATCATCCGTAGCCGGATATATAACGCTGATACGGACGCTGAGTTGTCTTATTATGATATCGATAACAAGTTCTTTGGTATAGGGCTATCCATGGGCTGGGACAATCGGTTCAAGAGGGTTCTGATAACCAAGAAAGATTATATACCGGTAGGGAATCCGAGCGAGTACCAATTCCGTGGCGGCCGGTTCTACAGGAACGGGCAGGCGGTGGAGCTACAGGACGCCAGCCATTTCACGGACGTCTCGTTCACCGTTGGATATAACTGCCTGAAGGGTGAGTGGAAATCATATTTATCCTACACCCCTGATTATTATATCGAGCACCAGCATTATTTCCAGTCTGGAAAGAACTACTCAAGTGAAAGTCAGGAGATAGGTTTATGGTCTCATGGTTTGACCAACCAATCGTATCAAGTATTTTATGGTAAGCTATATCCGTTTGTTATAGAGGTTCCGGTACGTGAGCAGTACGTGAATAAGATCCTCACCAACTACCAATATCGGATGGATGCCAGAAGATATCAGGATGAGGTTAATTACCAAATTCTTAGGACTACTGGATTCAATAAGGCATGGTTTTATAATGATACGAACAACAGCGGTGAACTTCGGATGGTTATCGCCGACAAGAACGATATGAGCCAGCGGTTAAGGTATCCTGTAACCAATGACGATAGCCGTGAGATACTGGTGACGGAGGTTGATCAGAAGATAAATATAAATGACTATTTTAACGAGGTCAAAGACGATACTAATAACCTCCCGGTATGGATCAAGGACGTGAATGATATTGACCGGAAGATCGATCATAGGGCTGTCGATTATCATCGGAGGTGGCGTGATCGTCTTCGTGGCGATTGGTTCTTGGCAAGGTTCGTGAATGACATTGAGAGCCGGTTCAAGATGATAGTACGTTGGTTTAGCAGCGATGAGAAAGTTTATTGAGGTGATTATATACCTTTAAATATTTGATGTTATGGCAGCAGGGAAAACTAGCAGTAAAAAGAAGGGCAAATGCCCGAAATCAGGATGTATCAAGAAAGTAGGGAGTAATTGGCGAGTGGTTAGCAACAAGACCGGTAAATTATGGCCGGCCAAGTACAAGTCGAGGGATTCGGCTAAGAAAGCCTTAGCGGCTTATCATATGCATTGAGGATGTAGGCGGGTAGATGATATGAATCATGTATCCGCTTACTGTTTTAATCTACATGTTATTATTCCTATCTTTGTGAAAAACATGATTTATGGCTAAGAAAGATAAACCAGAGGAAATTCCTTCATGGATAAAGGATTTATATAAGGAGGATCTTGATCGTGTCGTAAGAGGCGAGCGTCCTATGTATTTCAGGGGTATGGATGATAGTCCTTTGAGAAACGTGTCCCCGGAGTTTGATATCCTTAGCGGAGGAGCCGCAGTTAAAGGCATGAATGGGATAAGAGGTGCGTTGTCCCCGTTGAATAATGGCATGGGTAATTATAATTTCAGTATCAGGGGTATAAATAAGAAGATCGGTGAGTTGGTTGATGAGGCGGGGCTATATTTACCTGAGAAATTAAGACCTGTATATCGGACTGTGGTGGATGCTATGTCGAGTTCCAAGGATAAGGGGTTGGGTCATATCACGCAGCCGTTGGCCAACGCCCTGTACCCAGCGGACGAGCGACGGGACCGGCGTCTGGAAGGGGAGCATCCCGTTGGTTATGTGGATGCCATAGACGGCATATGGCCTAGGAAGAAATATGGGCTATGGGGAGAAAAAATTGAGAGGAAGCAAGATGGAGGAGAAACAAGAGAGTCTGTTCTTGATAGACCTAGATTCGGGAGCAGGGTATTGGATAATTACGTAGCTTCTGCTCACCCGGTTTTGTCAATAATATATGATATCGCTAATTCAAGGTATACTGATGGCCCTACTCGCATAAATAAAGCTGCGTATTCATCAATAGATCCTATGGGGAAGAATCCGGAATGGTATGAGTATCCTGTTCATTTTATGAAGATGTTCGGGAAATATATATCTGGTGATTTTAATAACAAGTTATATAGCGATAGTGATAATGATGATTTAGGCACAAGAACTAGTGATGAGGCTTGGGCTAAATACAATAAACTCCCTTACGATGAGTCTGTATTGATAGATAATGGTGATGGTACGTATAGTATACGAAAGGAATTATCTAATAGGATGATACCTGATTCGTCTATCGTAAGGAATAGGATTGATGTGAATAGGAGTCTGTTTGATAAGGAAACTAAGGAATACAATGAAGGACTTATAAAAGCTTTAAGTGATGCCGATCCAGAGGAGTATGAGAGGATTCAGAGGGAATATAAGGATCTGAAAAGGGTAAGAGAGGGTGCCATATCAGCGGACGAGATGAATATAAAAGGGTTGAGGTCTCTTTATGATAAGGGGTATGGTGTCGTGAATGAGTATAATTATAGGGATCGTAGACTTGATAAGAACGAGACGGGTCCTCATAGTGTACTTGGTGATTATACGATATATCGTGACAAGGATATGGGCGGATACAGATATAGGGATGTATATGATTTCAATCCCGCTGTCCAGTTTCTTTTGAATGGGGATGTATTTAAGATAGATGGTAGTATTGATAAAAAGGATAGAGGAGGTTCGGTAAATACAGGGAGGGCTTATGGTTCTGGCAAGTATGTAATTGATCCTCGTAGATCAGAGGATAGTAAGATGGCTGTATATGACGAGATATGGGATTATCTGACCGACAAGAAGGGAATACCACAAACGCAAGCTATCGGTATCCTGTCGAACATCGCCGCCGAGTCCGGAGGGGACACCGAAGCCCTAGGAGCCGCCGGTGATTTTGGCATCCAACAATGGCTTGGACCGAGGAAGAAGGAGCTACAGCGCAGGTATGGTAAGAAACCGACATTGACCCAACAACTGGATTATCTTGTGGATGAGTATCAAGGTCGTGTACCGGGGCTAGGTTGGAACTACATGAACCAAGGCAAGTTCTTTGATAAGGACGCTCAAGGCAATGTATATAATTATTATATGTACTCAAAGGCTGATTTTGATAACGCTACCAACTACAAGGACGCTACCGTAGCATGGAATCAGGGGTATGGCAGGCCTCTTGGATCGACTTTAAGAAATGAGAAGAGATTTGAGTTTGCCGATATGTTCTCTGATAGGTATGGTGTCCCGGAGAACGAGCCAATGAGATACGAGTTCGGGCAGCGGGATTCGGGCATGGGGGACGGAGGTCAGCAGCCTACCCCTGAGACGGTAGCCCCTGCCAATCCTTCTTTGGCTTCCCACCCTTCCATAGATAGCTGGTGGGAGAAGGAGGGTCAAGATCTGTTATATAAGATGCTAGCTCAATCTGGCGCTAACAAGAAAGCCATAGAGGACATCGCCAATAATATTAAGAATGATCCTCAATCGGAGGCGCAGATAGCGGAGACCGAGCGTATGCGTAGGGAACAGGCAAAAAGGCAGTTGGTTCTTAATATGATACCGGGGTTAAGCCTTAACATAAAAGGTGTGAGTAGAAATAATAGTTAGTATTTTAATGTTAAATAATTTGTTATGAATAAGTTGTTGTTTTTATTTGATGTGTTATTTAAGGGGACTTGTTTTACCCCCCCCCACCCTAGTAGTTTAGGATGGGGGAATAGATGGGTAGATGCTATGGCTGATGATAGGAGGATGGTTATAGCATTGTTAGTAAAATATCTAAGGGGAGGTATGTTATGAGAAGACGTGTAATGACAGGCCCCAAAAGCTTGGATGTATTGTATACATACACTTATAATAGTAATAATTACCATACATTTGTAGCTCCAAAGTCGGCGTATTATTATGTTGAGTGCTGGGGTGGTCAAGGTAATTATGGTTACAATGATAGCGAAGATAGGTTTACCAGATCCAATGACCCTGGGTATGGTGGATATGTGGCTGGATTTATCAAGTTAGTTGGTGGTGATATCATTTATGTGTATTGTGGAAATGGTGGACTTAAGCAGACGAGTAATGTTGTAAAATATAATTATAATGGAGGAGGTTCAGGGCATTCAATGACTAATGAGAGCGCTGGAAGGTATATCTATGAGGGAGCCGGGGGCGGAGCTACAGATTTGAGGTTGTCCAACAATAGCGATCCTCTAAACGTAGATTCTTTAAAGACCCGTATTATGGTAGCCGGGGGAGGTGGTGGAGGATGTGAGTATTATTTTATTGGGCACGGAGGATCAGCGGGAGGGTTGAAGGCGTATCTGGGGGGCTATGCCAAGGGAACTCCTGCATCCCAAGTAGCGGGAGGATCTAACTCCGGCAATAATTTAACTAACGGAAATGGAGGTCTATTAGGAGTGGGAGGAGGATGTGGTTTTGATGGCGTTTCGTATTCCTCTGGTGGAGGAGGAGGCTTTTATGGAGGACCAAGCGGCGGGATATCGTCGAACGCTATTCAAGCTGGTGGTGGAGGATCCTCGTATATATCCGGTCATCCGGGATGCGTGAAATATGATAAATATGTATTTACTAACACTAAGATGATAGATGGGAACGGGTTCGTATGGACAGATGTGAAAGGGGAATTAGAAAAAATGCCTAATCCTTTGGGTGGATTATATGATTTAGGAAAGGGACATATAGGTTCTGGATATTGTCGTATATCTATATTCCAATAAATATTTATATATCTAATCAGTTTAGTGTTATATTTGCGAAGTAATTAAACGTTTTAGATATGAAAAGATTGTTATTTTTATTTGCTATGTTATTGACGCCGTTCGCTTTGATGGCGCAAGAGGTAATCCCATCAGAAGGGGCTATCACTATTGATTTAACTACCTTCACCGGCATCATGGCTTTCGTCACGATGTCAGCTACGCAGTTAGCCAAGGTTGTGCCGTATATTGACACCCATAAGTGGGCTAAAGTCCTATCCGCCGTAGTCATAGGTATGCTGGTTTGTATATTAGCGTGGTTTCTAAAGGTGTCTCCATTGCTTATAGGGAGTGAATGGTGGGAGGCTCTATTATATGGAGTGGCTGTAGGTCTCAGTTCTGCCGGTTTCTATGATTTGGTTAAGGCTATAGGATCATTATTCATAAAAAGAATTTAATTCTGTACATAATAATAGCATTTGCTGAGAGACTCATCGTTGTGAAATGATGAGTCTCTATTTTTTTTAAACTATCTTTGTGTCAGAACGAAATTAATTTGATATGAGCAAGTATGTAATCAAGAGGAAGATACCTAAATATCAAGAGGCCGGGGAAGTCACCCCTATTATGCCCGGTAATGTTGTTGGTCTTCAGGGTATTGGAGTGGAGCCTTTGGTTTCGTCTACCCAGATAGGATTTGATATTCAGCAGCCTGATATTAATACCATTGATACAAGTGATTTGAGCGCTTTGGTTGACAGTAATAAGAAGGTTGATAAGTCTGGTAGTACGGATGTTTTTGATTTTACCACCATCCCTTACTATGGCGCTGATGATATAGGGTCTAGATTCACTCAGATGGGTCGTGGTATAGGGCGTATGAGAAGTGAGGGATATGGAGATTTATCCACTAGGGCTAAAACGGCTAATACGATAACCACCATAGCCTCAGGAATTAGTGGTATCATGGGATTGGCTCGTAACGTGGTTTCTGGGATAGCGTCAGAGAAAGGTACTCGTACCAATATCAGGTTAGCTCAGGAGCGTGAGGCCAGACAAAGAAGGCAATCCCAGATGCAGTACAAGGATGGTGGGGGTGTTTATCTAGGACCTAATAATAGGTTCGATAGCGGAAGCCTTACCGGTGAGTACCTGTATCCGTTACCTAAGTCGATGGAAGATCAAGCCAACGTAGAGGTCGAGAAGGGTGAGTACGTGACGCAGCCCGGAGAGGCGCCGATGGAGGCTATGGGGCAGAAGCACGCCGATGGTGGAACCCCCGTTTCCTTGGAGCAGGGAACGAAGGTTATTACCGACGACACAACCATAGAGCCGGATTTCGCTAAATACATCAGAGATACGTATGGGATCAAAGCCACGCCTAAGGATACGTATGCTACGTTAATGGATAGGTATAAGGCTAAGATCGGTCTTAAATCGGCTTACGATGATCAGAAAAAGGCGCTGGAGAAGCTGAAGAAAAACGATAAGATAGATGACGAGAATACAAGGCGTTTAAACGCCTCCGTATTATCTAAGGCTATAAATGATAGCAACGATACCGTTAATGGATTAGAGGGAAGATTTACGGACTTCGCTAATGTCATATACAAGGAGCAGGAAGACCGGAAGATGAAGAAGGATGAGGATACGTATTTCGCTAAGGGTGGTGAGATAGATAACATCATATCCAGATCTATGAAAGAATACGGTCTTACGGAGGAGGATATAGCTGAGGCTAAGAAAGAGCTGCTTAAGAAAGTGGCTGGTATTCGTCAGAAGATGGAGATAGGAGGCACGTCTTTGTTCGGTCGTAAATTAACTTTCCGCCCGATCGAGAATAGGTTCAACAATGATCCTAACTATTTCGGTTATCAACGCCAAGGAACTGATGGCACTTATGGAGGTATTAATACGGATGAGAGGTTGAATTATTATAAGACATTCAATCCGGTCGCTTACGATGCTTATATGGGAGCTTCAGAGGGCGCTAGGGCTAGGGCATTGCAAGACGCTATCTACGGTCAGACAAGTAGCTGGATGGGCTTGGCTACGGCTGAGAACCCGATCATCGCCAACGCCGAGGCGCTTCGGGATTACACGACGCTCGTTTCCTTTGGCGGTGAGGATAGTCAAGGTAATTACCCGGAAGACAAGAAAGCCGCATATCATGATAGGATGAGAGACAATAAATTAGGTTTGTTTACCACATCTCGCCCTATGATCGGTCTAGACGTTGTTACAGAGGAACAGCATAAGGCTCTTAACGATGCTGGTATCACCCATTTTAGCCAACTATTCTCTGACAAGAACAAGGATGTCGTTAATAAGATACTTGGCGAGGATATGCTTAAGATGCAGGCATTGAGATCCATGAAAGGAATGGAAGGTCTTGATTTTATACTTGATCCTCATAAGGTGGCTCCCGGTCCTATGGATATAGGTGATGTGGAGGAACCTGATGTTAAACTGGATATGCCTGAGCTGATTGATCCCAATACACTCCCTAAGACCAATACAAATGCCGGTAAGTCGAACAGCGGCAATGGAGGCAGGAATATAGTGGGTGGCGGTCTTGACTTCCCCGAGGTATTTAGGATGACCCCGGGAGCCGTGACAACGGAAGGTCTGGAAAGGCATTACGCTCCTACCGTGGATCCGGTGTTGAGATCTGCTGATCAGTATATGGTTGAGACCAATCGTGCTTTCCAATCACAATTGGATCAGATGGGTAATGTCCCGGATTCCCAGAGAGGGGCTTTATCATCCAACCTACAGGCTATCATGAGTTCCAATATAGGTAAGTATATAAATGAGGTAGAACAAGGGAACGTGGCTCAAAGGACTTGGGCTGATAATGTAAACGCCCGGACTTGGACTGATACGTATGATAAGAATATAGCTCAACGTCAGGGTTATCAAAGTCGAATATTACAGGCTTTGGCTAATACTGACGAGAACTGGGCTAGGTATTTTGATAGCGTAAATGATGAGATCCAGCAGAAGTGGAATACGGCTACGACCATGAATACATTAAGGTCTATATTCGGGGATGTAAAGATTGGTCCCAATGGACAATTAATCGCTGATCCTCAAGGAGATATATTGAGTTATAGGAGATTATATCCCGCTCAGGAAGTAACTAAAAGCAAGAAAGGATAAAGGATGGCTTCACAATATAGTATATTAAGGAATTACGGCAAGTACGTATCGCCCTACAACATGGATGTCATGATGCAGGGGATGGGATACATGCAGCAGAAGATAGATACCAATCGGCAGGCTATAAACGAGTATGCTGATTATATTATCAATTCTGACATTATAAAACCTCAGGATAGGGAATATCTTCAGAATAGGTTAAATGGGCTGATACAGGACGTGAATAACGTGTATCGTAAATCTAATTTGGCTTCCGACGGTATAGCCAGAAGTATACAGGCTCGTCTTGGAGAAGCTCTGGATACCCGTGTGTTGAACGCTATTGCCGGTACTAGGGAGTATAGGTCTTTCTCTCAGAAGATCGAAGATATGAAGCTTAATAATCCTAAGCAATATAGCGCTATAAATGAGGCTGTCGCTTTGTTACCATTTTATGAATGGGCTAATGACGGTCAGGTTGGTACAAGGATGAATCCTATTCACTACACTCCTTATACGGATTACAATGAGGAGATGAATAAGATGATGAAGGATTTCGTTAGTCTTAATAAAGGAAAGAAGTTTTCTGTTCCTGAAATAGTGGATGGTAAACCTACAGGGAGGATGAGGGATATTACTGTTGATGAGATGAGTCAATCTCAAATTAGATCAATAGCGGCTAGGTCTATATCTCAGAATGCTAAAGCTCAGATGCAGATAGAGGGACAGTATTTAGCCATGACCAATCCTGGCATGTTTAGTGGTATGACTACTGAACAGTTTGTTAATAAATATGTTTCTGGGTTTGACGCTGAAGAGAGCGTTCTTTTAGCCAAGCTCAAAGGGGCGGAGGCCAGCCCTTCCGCTAAGGTGGCTATCGAGGCTTCGTTACAGGAGGTTCGGGAGCAGCGCCGTGCGTTAGTGGAGGAAGCCACATCCTTTATTGGCAACAACATGAATCCCGCTAGGGCAGGGGAGTTTATTGTCCGTAATGAATTTCTTGATGGTGTATCCGCTAGATGGTCATACAATAATTCATCAGAAAGCTATAGTGCGGATGATTATTATTTTAAAGTAAGAGATCTTGATTTCAAGGAGCGGGAGTTCTCATGGAGACAAAAATCCAAGGAAATAGATCAGAATCTTAAGCTTAGGGAGATAATGACTAAAGAAGGTGGTAACAGTCCCGGCGCTTCTTCAGGTGTTATGATTGAGCTAGAAAAAGTTCAGCCTAATGTCACTCCTGAAAATATATTTGACAATCAGTATATTCAGAATGAAAACAATATATCAATAGGAGAGAAGGATTTAATATCGTCTTTAAATCCTGTTGATTTACGAGGTATAGAGAACGATATACAAAACAATCCCTCTATATATCCAGGTGGTGTTAATAGTGAGAATATTATGGCATGGATTACCAATAACGGTGGCGGGTCTAGTTCTGTGTTATCATCACCAGAAATGGTAGGTAGGTATGAGGCTCTTATGGCGGCGAATGATAACAGGAAGAAATATAGTAAGATAATGGACGAGGAAGTTGATTATCTTACGAATGCTTTTGATGTCGCTACGAAGAATATCCTTAATGATGCTATCAAAGATCAAGACTATGTTACTGGTGGTATTGATACATATACCGATAATGGTATGGTTAACGCAAGGGATGTTGGTAAGGATGGAGCGGTTATTGGAGGGAAGGAATACTCCGCTGAGGATGCATTGAAGATATCATCTTTGATAGGGCTGATAAGTGAGAATATTGATTATGTAGGTCATTCTGCGGATGACAATGAATTGATGAGATCCTATGTTGGGTTATTAAATCGTTATACTGGACAGGATTTTACTTCTGAGGATATAATTGAGTTTTCTAAAGTATTTAAGTATCTACGTAATCCGGTAATGAAAGCGGATATATCAGATTTATCGGATAAGGATAAGATTCTTAGGATTATAGGGTTTAATATGTTAAGAGCTAATGGTCCTACGCTTAGAAGGGAATGGTCTTCTTCCAATGTAGGTCGTAATATAGCTAAGGCTGTTCAGGATTCTAAAACAGTCTATGAAAGAAGATATGATGAGTTTGCTCCAAGATCATGGTCATTTTCCAATTCTACCAACGCTTCTAAAGAGGATAGGCGTATGCATGCTAAATTAGAGAGTCTGCTTTTGGCGAGAGCCGGTTTCTTGAATAAAGATAAAGATAGTAGACTTAATAATTATATATTGTATGCTCGTCCTACAGATAATCCTAATACATTTGATTTGGTAGCTATGGCTGGTGGAAAGAATATCGCTACGGTTCAAGTTACTAAAGAAGAATTAGATAGTATGGGGTATAGTTTGTATGAAAGGGAAAGAAATGTGAGATCGGAAGATTATGAATCCAAGATCATTCCTGTGTCTTTTTCTGCTACAACCAATAGACCTTACCAGAAATGGGCGCAGGCTAATTCGCTTGGTGCTTTCGCTACTGTCGAGAATGCGGCGGAGGAGGCTTCTAGGATGGTTGATAAGTATGATATTCAAAGTAATGATCTAGCTACATCTGAGCTTAATAAGAGGGCTATTAGGATAATTAATACGGTTTTGAGGAATTACAAGTCGTATGATGTCAAAGCTAAGGGATTCCCCGGAGGGGTTGAAGTTGGTATTTATTTCCATGGTCAAGCAAAGACTGGGACACCGCTTAAGGTATTAGAGTATAATACTGATTATGCTGATAATATCATGAAAATCATAAATATGTGTCCTCAGATGTATCTTACTCAAGCTGTGGTTGAGGCTATTAATAAGGATGTTATTGTAAAGGGTAGGGACATTAATGAACAGCATTCTGACCTTAGCAATCTTCTTTCGGTGTTGGATAAAGAGACCATAGATAAAATAGATGGTAAAAATGAACAGCAATAATAATAATGATATGGGGAATGTGATGAGGGATCAGGGATATTATGTTCCGACTCCATCCATTCCATCCCCTATGCTTTCTGGGGACAATATTTCTTCTATCCCTATTCCTGTCGGGATGAGTAGTTCATCGGATATGGATAATGATGTTTTATCCAGGGAAGGAAATAGAAGCATACCGTCATTGGTTGAGGGTATAAAAAAATCTGTAGAGACATCTTATCATGATGACGTAAGAGCCAGAAACTCGCTTTTCCAGATGATAAATGAGGTAGGTATACCTAAGGGTAATTATGATATAACTGGGAGCAAGATCAATCTTCGTGATTCAAGATATAGGTTATCAACAGGTGAGTGGATCCCTAAATATGAGAATTATATCAATAATATAGATAATGATGATCGTCTATCGAGAAGTCAAAGTGGTTGGGAGAAAACTTATAGAGGATTAGGTAAGTTTATTTATAAGTCTGCTTTGTATGGAATAGGTGGAGTAGGTCAGTCTGTTTATGGATTAAAGGAGCTTGTTACAAAAGGGACGTTATCAGCTATGTATGATAACAGTTTTGCCAGATGGTTGGATGATATGGATAAGCGTGGTGATTATACGCTTAATCATTATTACAGTAAGGAGGAGCGAGATGCCGGATTTCTTAAAAGTATGTTTACAACCAATTTCTGGACAAATGATCTTTTGTCAGGGGCTGCATTTACGGCTGGTGCTATCTTGTCGTCTTATGCTTTCGCTGGTGCTGGTCTTATGAATGCTGCCCGTATGGGGGCTAGGGTAGGAGCGACTGTCGCTAGATTAGGTAGGGCCGCTTCCGCCACGAAGAGTGGGTTTAACTCCATGCTGAGGGCTGCCCGCGTAGGACGAGGCATAGGTAAGGGGTTGGACAACCTGACCTTTATTGGTACGTCAACACTTTGGGAGGCTTCGGTAGAATCAAGAAGCGGGTTGATGGAATCTGAGGGAAACTTCAAGCAGGCTTACAGAAATGCCTATGGTAGAGAAGCCTCGTATGAGGAGCTTATGAGGTTCAGAAATGACAACGTCGATGCCGCCAATACTATATTTGCCGCTAATATCGGTATTCTTACATTGTCTAACATAGCTATGTTCGGTGATATGTTCGGCATGGATCTTGGCGTGGATAAGTTCATAAAACGCAATATATTTGGCGTAGGCGCCGAGAGGATGGATAACGGGACATTGAGGGCCATAACGCCTAAGAAATGGCAGAAAATAGCCGGGAATACGTTCAATATTATCAAGCGCCCAGTGTCAGAAGGTCTTTATGAGGAAGGTCTTCAGGGAGTGGCTAGCAAGTCCGCCGAGGATTGGGTAGAATCAAGATACAATCCTATGGCCATCCGTCAGAACATAGGCTATATGGAGGCTATAAAGAACGGATTCAAGGAGACTTATGGATCCAGTCAGGGCTGGAAGGAGATCGGCATCGGTATGATTATCGGATCTGTTATGAGTGGAAAGACCATCGGAGGTATAAGGGAATGGAGCCAAGACATGTCCCGGAACAAGGGGATGGTGGAGGCCTACAACGCCAATGCCGGCGCCTTGACCACCGCCGCTGTCCGTGCTATTCGTGGCAGTATGGCTCTTAACGCTCAATTATCTGGTGTAGACACATCGTACGAGAGTGATGGTAGGATCATAAATAAGGATTTTAGTGACGCCGTATTCAATCGTCTCCGTTATGATTCGGAGATGGGGATGTTGGATGATACCAAGGAGAATTTCAGGACGGTAGTCGAATCTATACCTAATAGCGATATAGCGTCCGATATGAATATGACGGATGAGCAGGTTAATGAGTATAAAGCCGATCTTGTCAACGAGTTTAATAAGAAGGTGGATAATTTTACCATGGCCAATAGGTTCGCCGACTCCCTTACCGATGGTATATCCAATAGGTCGTTTAACGCCTATATCTCCAATATGGCTTATAATGGCCTTGAGGCGAAGGATAATTTGAACGATATAGCCAATCAGTTAAGAAGGATATACAATACGGATATAGGTCCCGCTCTTGATATATATTCTCGTCTTAATCCTGATTCGAGCAGGGATCTTGAAGAATTAAGGAAGCTTACGGATGATATACAGAGGATGGAGAAGAATATCTTGAGGCTTCAACAAAGTGTCGCGTCGAAGGACGCTCTTGAATCTGATAAGGCTAGGTTGGTCAAGGAGAATGATAGGCTTCTTAAATTAACAGAGGATAGGATCGCATTGGAGAGGAAATTAACTACGTTAATTAACTCAGAGGCTGATATATCTAAGTTGTTCTTAAATAGAAATGATTCAAGGATCAGTGCCGCTGATCTTATGGCGGCTTATGATACTATAGCTGATTTTGAGAACGTCGTATCTATCCGTGGGGTTGATAATTATAAGGAGGCTATGGCATTGCTTAGTGAGTATCGTCATAATCTTGTGGCTTATAAGAATATAAACGAGTCTCTTCGTCGTATGCGTGACAGAAGATTCATCCGGGCGCAGGAGCGCGGGTTCATGAAGATATTATCGAACGTATGGGGTAAGACTTATGAGGAGGATGATAGCAAGTATGATTTCAGGAATACTGATAATCCTGATGCCAATGATCTTTACGCCAACGACCAAGCTATAGACAAGGCTTACCAAGATGGTCTTATAGGGGAGGATGAGGCATTTATGTTCAAGACATATAATCATATGATAGCCAGATCTATGGAGAACGAGATTAAGACCGATGAAGGTAATATAGTCGAGAGGGTTCCTGATGATGAGGATATCATAAATCCTTCTGACGATAGAATCAATAATATAGCTATAAAGATATGGAACGGTAATGAGGATGTCTTATCTCCTAGGGAGAGACAGATATATGATAATAACAAGCCTCGTGTCGATAGTCTAGTTAACGGGTTTGGGGATAATCCTATTTCAAGGATCAATAAGGCTAGATCGATAATAGATAGATTGAAGATCCATGATAATATTTATGATAATATCAAGGACGCTGTTGATGATATTGTAGATATGAATATCAATGGTCTTGATCAGGATCAGATCAAAGAAGCTATAAAGACTTATAATGATCTTATGAATGAGGCTGACAATGGCAATGAGATTGATCAGGATAAGCTTAATGAGGCTATTGATATTATCAATAACTATTCTGATGATCCTCTTCTTCAATTCGTGGAATGGATGAGGTTGTATGATAATGGAAGTATAGCTGTCAAGGATTACGATAAATCCATACCTATGGGTGATGTCCTCACAGAGAGCGAACCCGGGACATCCACCGGCAGGACGGAAGTTAACGCCGCCCAGAACCCGGTGGTGTTGATGGCCCAGAAGAGAGAGATCGGTGGGGTCATGTATTATGAGGTTGGCGGAATGAGACTTGACAGGTTTATGGACGGTCTTGGGCTTAAAAGATCTGATGCCACTGATACTGATAATGGAAGGGTGATGGATTTCACCAACGGAACCGACATATTTACTGTTATAGAGTCAGATAACCACTCAAGATGGATGATTAGCGAGGATGACGCTCAGGCTTTCGAGAACGCTACTGGTGTCATATTGGGGCGGCAGACCGCCTTATCGACCTCCAACTGGTTCATGGTGTATCGCAAGGGGCAGGATGGATCTATTGTCCCTTATTATACGGGTGATACGTTTGGATCTAACAACGAGTCGGTGAATCAGGAAGCAGCGGCTAGCCTCCGCAAGGGTGATATGGTAAGGTTTAAGATGGATATGTCAGATCCATACACCAAGGGACTGTATGATAAATACAATAGACTTAACGCCGTTGATCCTAATTCTGATGAGACTAAGTCGGCTTACAGAGAGCTGGTTGATAATATGGTTATTAAGATCGTGGATAGCGATGGCAATTTCGTCTCGGTACTGAAAGCCAATGACCCGGACTCAAAAGGAAGTAACGCTGATTTAAGGAGTATGGCCTTTGAGTTGTATAGGGATAATGTGGGATCTGTCGCTGGCGAGATTGATATACCGTTCGTAGGCGCAGTCACCAGTGTTTTGCCAGGAAGACCTAATTTTAGCATAAGTGATGATAATGGTACGTTGATGGTATCCGAAAATGACTTTACCAATGAGACGGTTGGTAAGGTCGAGAGCGTAGGATATATAGAGAACGGGGAGGTTACGATGAGAGATAATATTAAGTATAACATATTCCCGTTCTGTACGGCTATCGTTAGGGACAAGTATGGTAATTATAAAAATTCGCGTATCCCGGTTGTGGCTATAAAGACAGGAAATGGAAGAAATTACCTGTACCCCGTAAGATTGAAAAATCAGGATATATCATCATTTTCATCTATGATCGGATCGATGGCTGATAGGATTATGGATGGTCTAGGCGGAGGCGTAAGTATTGATGATATAATGGATCTTAATAACGCTATAGCCAGATCCGGGTTGGATAATAAGACATATATGATTCCGTTGACGGGAGACGTGGATGTTATCAAGAAACGGCTAGGGGCTGTCAAGGAAGCGGCTAGCAGGATGCCTATGACCGCTGACGTAAGAGGATGGATAGGCGATTCTAGGACTAAGGAGGATATTTTGATGAATGACGTTACGATTAATATTGATCTTAACAACGATCCTTTCATAGCACCTAAGTTCAGAATGAGTATTAGGAGGGATGAGACGTTCTTCGAGGATACGGAGACCCCGTTCGTCAACCCGTCTGACCTCCAATCGGGGCCCGCCTCGCCTGCGAAGGCTGCCGAGGACAAGTCTTTGGTTTCCGACGGTAACGTAGTATCCGGAGAAAATGAGGCGGAAAATCCTTGCTAGGTAAATTTATTCATCTTATCTTTGCGGTGTCAGTCCATCACCTGACGAGTAAGATATTTAAAAGTTGGTCCCTGTCGGGTGTGTGATGGCCCCGGTGGGGACTCTTTATATTATGCAACTAGATTCTTTTTTACACCGGAAGATCATGCAAGACCTACGTATCCAGCGAGTAAAGGTCTTGATGATGTTATACACCAGTAACTATTTTGTCAAGGTCAGACAAAAGCAGTTACTTGATCATACATACGCATTAAGCAGGGATCAGGCTTTTGATTATATGACTGAGTTCAATAAAAGACTTAGTGATAAGGTTGGTATAAAATGTACGATGGATATCCTTCTACCTACCGATGATGATAATGCTAACATCATAATTGAGCACAATGGTATTATCAAGAAGTTAATGAAGGAAGCCGAGAAGCTGGAACTTGATACTGATGCTATCAAAGCCATGATGTGTGATCTTCTTGATGAGTTGAAGGATGATATTGATCTTAATATCCTGATATTTGACGTAAGCCAGTTGCTTATAAAATACAATTTATTTAGGTTGGAGGCTATAACCGAGCAGGAGTTCAAGAACTCTTTTGTCAGAATGGATAGTAGGAATATGGAGATAAAGAAACTAACTTTATCTGATATCAAGAAGGTGGTGATGATGATAGAGACCAGATATAATCGCTTTGTATGGTGATGGAATATTATAGATTACAATTTTTGTAAAAATATATCCTATTTGTTTGTTGTTTTAAAATAAGTGTCTATATTTGCGGTGTCTATCCGTTGCTAGACCAGAAGAAGATATTAATATCGCTTAGGCGTAGGCGATAAATGAGAGCTATCAGTGGGGTAACGGACGCTGGTGGCTCTCGTTGTTTTATATTATGGATGATAATTTAAAATTATTTGAGAATCCTGATTTTGGGGATGTGAGAGTATTGTTGGATGAGAAACATGAACCATGGTTTGTCGGTAATGATGTAGCTAAATGTTTAGGGTATGCAGATCCTAGGGATGCTGTAAGAAGGTTGGTAGATGACGAGGATTGTAAAATGCTGAGATTGTCAGAAGATAGGGAGGCCTACGATTCCACCCCTATTCACAATCAATATGTTAGCCAGATAAAGATTATTAATGAGTCTGGTATGTATACTTTAATTATGTCATCTAAGAAGGAGTTTGCTAAGAAATTCAAAAGATGGGTAACATCGGAGGTTCTCCCTTTTATTAGGAAAACAGGTTCCTATTCTATGCCATCTAACAATATGCCATCAAAGAATGAACTTCCATCTGATTATATAGAGGCATTAGAGGCTTTGCTTAAATCGGAAAAGGAGAAGCGTGCGTTAGCTGAGGCGAAGAAAGCGGCAGAGGAAGCCAAAAGGATATCCGATAATATCATTGAAGAACAGGCTCCTATGGTTGAGTTTGCTAAGACAGCCGAAATAGCCCAAGAGACAGATATGTTGATCAGAGAGGTTCGGGAAAAGCTAGAGGCTCATGGATATGATATAGCGGAGAAGAATCTTCGAATATTGCTTGAGGATAAGAAGTTCTTCGCTAAGACCGGTAAGAGGTGGTTGCTTTCCCAAAGGATGATAGACAGCGGTTATGCTCGTTACAGATATCGTAATGATGACGAGTTCTACGGCACTAATACTGTCTATGTGACTCCTAAGGGATTTCAGTGGATCGTGTCTAAGATATCTAAAGAATGGATGCCTAGGTTCTTGGAATTGAAAGGCAGGGTTCTGAATAGATCAGATAAAGATATTTTCGCTAAACGATAAATTCCATTTTTTTGTAATTTAGGATTGAGCTTTTGCCTGTTCGTGAGGATCGGCAAAAAGATTTGCACTTTTCGGAGAAACATAAGGTTTGTTATTATGTTGTTATTTAGTATCCCGTCCGCTCGTGAGAGTAGGCGGGATTTTCATATCTTTGTAACAAAACGATTTAGTAATGGGACGATCTTGTTATGTAATAAAAAATAAGGAGGATAGGGTAGATAATGTCCTTGCCCCTAATAACCAACCATCCGGATTATACCAAAGGGCGATGGAGGTGCTGGGCGACCAGAAGCAGGCCTTATCGGTCTGGGGTACGGCCTACTCCCCCGACTTCGTGTCTTTCTTTGGCGACTGGATGTCCATGCCATCAGAATATGATCTGGATAGTAATGGGGAACCTAGGTATGATGATGTCATGTCCTTTATCAAGCGGAAGAACTATTTCGCCGGCAATTTCATGGCCGATGAGGTTAAGGATATTAATAATACTCTTACTTCCTTGGGTGTTGATAATATCAATGATCTTAATGATATGATCGTATCTAACTTCCTTTCCGGCGGTGATATATTCCTCAATAGGTACAATCTTGAGCGATCTGGGATGTATGACGCTGATGAGATTGATAATATCATGACTAACCGATCGGAGTATGAGCGGGTAAGGGATATGATGAGGAGGATTGTCGATTTTATGTCTGACGGGGATCTTAATGAGAAGGATATGTATTTCCTGTCCTCCGAGTCAGGCCTTGGTGATGATTATATGATATATGAGGATACATATGACTCGTTAGGAAAGAGAAGGGGCTTGAATCCAATAGAGGTAAGGGATACGATCATGAAGGCGGTAGGCGGTATCAGTGACCGCCGGGAGTTCGATCAGGCTTTCGCCTCCATCCCATACCCTTCCTTGGCACTCCGGTATCAGGAGGATCAGGATTACGCAGATCGGATGTATGACACATATCGTAATATGACCCGTATGGAGGTTCGGAGTCAGGACGGAAATACGATTACCGACTCGTACTTCAATAGTACCATACCGTATATCAGTATGCCTAAGGATATGAAGGGTCTAAGGGATAAGGTTGGGGAGATAATCGATATGGATGATTTTAAGGACATCAAGGACGTTGCCGGACGTCTGCATGACATAGCCATGGATCTTGCCGACATGGGCGTGGATATAAGCGAGGCGATCAGCGATGAGATGGTTATATCCAGACCTGAGGATATCCGTGATCTTATGGCGTCGCTGGACGTCATGTTGTCTTCCATACAGGCCGGCAATTCGGTATACGATAGCTTTATCTCCGATCTTGATAGGATAACAGGGAAAGGGAATCCGATATACGAGGTTCAGGATACTTATTCTACTGGGGATAGGATGGTGTATGTAAGGTCCGGGAATACATCCCCTTCCGATATGTATGATAGGAGCATGTTGTATATGGGTAGGAATACGTACCATAACACGGCTCCGATAACCGACACCGATCAGGCCTATGAGATGTTGGCCGATATCGGGATAGAGCGGCCCTCGTACTTGCCGGCTGGCGTGGTCCCCGCCGGGGCTTCCCGTTCCGATATTGGCGTGGTCAAGGATAACATAAAGAAGCTAGTTATGTCCAACATCTCATCCTCGAATACCGAGAACATGATCCTTACCAGATTGATATACCAGCATCCCGTAACCCCTAAGATGGATGATGTTGATATTGATCGGGAGTTCAGGAGATACGAGGCTAGGCAGGGAAAGGATCGGGATTTTATCAAATCCTGTACATCGTTGAGGAAGATCCAGATCAAGGAAAGGTTAAAAAAATCGGATTTATATAATAATGTCTTACGTTTCCTTGATTTTAATGGATTTTATAACGTATCTTTGAACCACCATGACAGAGGTACGTTAAAAAGCATGGAGATGTCGTTGCCGGAAGGTCAGGTAAGGGATCTTCTGTTTGACGTGGCTATCGAGTCCGGTGACAGTAGCATGAGAAACCTTTTCTATCTGGATGGTCAGGATAGGATGATGGATGTCGGGTTTTACAGATATCTGTACCAAAGGAATCCGGGCCTGCTCCGGGAGGTCAACGGCGGCGTCGAGGCGAGACCGGACGGTTCGTTCTTGGCTCGTGGGAGGTATGATGATTTCGTGTCATTCCAATCCGGCTTATATGAGAAGGTAGGTGAGACGGTTGATGGTGCGATATACAGGTTCGTTGATGATCTTATATACTCCGATCCATCATCATATCAAGAAAACATGGTACGAAGGATGGGTGACGTTACGGTAAGGAGTGACGATAACCGCCTGTCAAGGATAGAGGATAATCCCTCATCCAGTAAGATAGTTAATGAATACACTGCTAATACAAATAAGTTGATGCGAGATTTTTCGTGTAGTTAATCTCTCTTTGACGTCGTGAGACGTTTTCTTTCGAGCATTGAAACATTGAATTTTATAGATTTGCGATGAATCCGGGTCGTAGTGATACGCTCCGGATTTTTTGTCTCTCGTCAGTCGTTATTAATACCATTTACAAGACATGACGTACTTTGATGATGACACATATCACGATTTTAGGGCTGTTAATTTTTGGACTTTGTAACGCCCGCCATCAGGTGGGGTTATTATTAATTCAAAAATAAATAGACATGGGTACAAGTGGAGACAAAATCGTTTTGTTAGACGGTATGGGTTCCGGTAGTGGAAGCGCCACTAACGGTTTATTATCTATGATTCCGGGTATGTTCGCCAATTTGATAGGCGGAAATAAGATGGATCCGAACTTGGTAGCGGCTTTGATGAACGGTCGTAACAACCAAGACGGTTTCGGCGGGGCTAACGGTTGGTGGTTGTGGATCATCGTCCTGTTCTGGTTATGGGGTGGCCGTGGCTTTGGCAATGGTTTTGGCAATGGTAATGAGTGTTGCGCTAATGGTCTTCCAGCTCAATTGAATAACGACTATGGTCGTGAGTTACTGATGCAGGCTATCCAAGGTAACAGAAGCGCTATCGATCAGATCGCTAACGCCTTGAACTGTACTACCACTCAATTGCAAAGCGCTATCTGTAACGTACAAGGCGCTATCGATAAGGTAGCTGGTCAGGTAGGTATGACCTCTCAGGCTGTTATTAACGCCGTACAGCAACAAGGTTGTGAGATCGGTAATCAAATTAGCTCTTGCTGCTGCAATTTGAGTTCTTTGATCAACCAAAGCACTTGCCAGACTCAGCAGATGATCAACAATCAAGGTTATGAGAATCGTCTTGAGACATTGAATCAGACTAACACGTTACAAAACACTATTAATCAAGGATTGACGAACAATCGTGAGCAAGCCACGAGTCGGTTCAATATCTTGAGCGCTAAGATTGATGCTCAAACAACCTTGATTAATGATAAATTCTGTCAATTGGAAATGCGTGAGATGCAGAATACGATCAATCAGTTGCGTGATGAAAGGTCGGCTTACCAAGCCTCCGCGTTGACTCAGCAACAGACTCAGAATTTGATCAACCAGTTGAGACCTACCCCTGTGCCGGCTTATCCTTCATGCTCTCCTTACCAGACTTATGGATGGGGTCAAGCATTTTATGGAGGTAATTACGGATGTGGGTGCAACAATGGATGCTGCAACAACGGAAACGCCGCTATTTAACTCTATAAAGGAAGGAGGCTATTATGGCTTGTGTTTCTAAAATAGGGTCTCTTTATGAGTTGGTCACGAAGAACGTGGTAGTGACTACTACCAACACCATCTTCGGCATCAACCCAAGGATATGGCTGTCCTTGCCATGCGAGGGCCTTCTGCTGCTGAAAATCCGGCAGGTGGTTCCGACAACAGGCGAGACATTGCCAGTACAGATAGCTATTCCAGCGAACAGCACCGTATCCACGGTAGGTGATGACACATGCTGCCCGGTAACCGGCGTGGCTGTGGTGAACCCGATCAACGTGGCTGTGACCGGAGCGGCTATGGTTAACAACACCGAACGCCTTGTTTATTTCAACAAGGTAAGGGGTGTATTGAGGCTCATGGATTGCTGTGTGCCTACAACTTCCGCCTCGGCGTCGGAGACGACTGTTGATGAGGAATAGGTTAGATTGGATGTCTAATGGGAGGGTATTCCCTCCCGCTTAAAAATCGAGATATGTTTAGAGACTTAAAGAAAGGATTTCAAGTATATACGCTGGATACGTCCGATGTTCCGGTGTTCAGGATGGGGAATGTGGTTAACGTGTCCGAGCCTAGGTTCCAGCAACCCCAGATGGGCCAGATGGGGCAATATCAGCAACTACAGGATAGGGTGATAGACCTTACCGTGGAGATAAACGGGTCTTCCATGACCTATGTCGTACCGGAGAGCAGGGATGTCGCTATGTCCAATAACATAACTTTGGCCTGCTCGGTCGATCCGATCATGAACCAGCTTAACGCCGCTAAGAGAACCAGCTCCGATATTCTCGATAGTATCGATAAGCATAGGAGGACGCTAGAGGCTTGTGATTCGATCCTTGAGGAAATCAATCCGGCTTTTAAGCAGACTAAGGATCAAGACCGGAAGATCAAGAATCTTGAGGAGAAAGTCGATAGGATGGGATCCTCTTTCGATGAGCTAAAAGAGTTGTTAATTAAAAAATTAGGTTAATATGAGAGTTATAGATTTAGGCAATGGCCAAGAGGAATATGATGATGAGATCTATGATCGAAGAGGCGGTAGAGGACGCTCCCGTCGTTCTGACGGCACGTACATGGGTTATGATGGCGGGGTATATGACCATTATGGCAAGGATCGTGACGGGATGATGGAGGAGTTGGAGCGTCGTGAGCGTAATCTTGAGAGACGTGAGAGGGAGCTGGAACGTAACGAGCGGGAGCTTGAGAAACGTCAAAAGCACCATGAGCGGGAGGACGAGATGTATCGCAAGGGCTGGTTCGGCGAGCGTGAGATCCGTGACGAGTACGATAGCATGGATCCTTACATGCGTAGAGGTCGTAGAAGTCGTTACTACTGAGGAGCAGACGCTGATGACCCGGATTATAAGCGGTACATAGACACCCATGGATATCACTTTTCCAAGGAGTTGGCTAGGGAAGCCGCCGACAAGATGCTTAACGCTGACGGATCCAAGAGAAGATGGACGATGGAGGACGCTAAGCAGATGTTCGATAAATGCGGGGCCAAGAAACCTGATAACGCCACTTGGGGAGATATCCAATACCTGTTCGCTATGTTCTATAGCGACTACTTTCCTAAGGTATTGGATTGCGACCAGAAAATAGTCAAGGCTGTCTTGGCTTATCTTGAAGACCCTGACGCCCCGGAAGGGACGGCGTTCGTAAGGTATCTGGCGGTGCGGTGCTTCGTCGGTGACACAATCAAATGGAGTGAGATGATATGATTTGATACAACGTTGGAAGAACCCTGTCGGCGATAGAATACCGATAGGGTTTCTTTTTGATCGTAGCCTTATTATGATTACATTTGTTCGAGGTAGATCTTTTGTTCATAGGAAGGGTGGGCGGGAATGAAAAAAGGCATCCTCACGGACACCCTTCCCCTTTGGTTGAAAATCACTTAAAACATTATGAGTTACTACACCGCAAATATAGATAATTAAATACAAACTGCAATGGGTAAGGGGTATTATTGGATAGAGCCAGTGGATCAGACGTTAAATGATTTCCAGTTTTATAAGGCACGTATCGTAGGCGATCCTGAATATGACGAGAGACATCATCGAGTTATATTGAGAACTGATAAGTATTTCCCTGTTGGAAGTATCTTCCATGTCTTAAAAGACCCAGAGATGTTTGTTATAGATAGGAAGTTTAAGACATGGGGGAATAAGTATGTCGTTAAGCCTTGTGAGGGTGAATGGGAATGGGAGTCTGTCCAGAAACTTAAAGACAAGGCTATTATATTCCGTAGCGGATTCCTGCACGGGGACGGCGGTTTTTGACACTTACCCGTATCTTCCCCCCCCTCGATTTCTTGGTATTTATGTATATAACTATATTTGAGCAAAAAATAAGTTTGATATGGAAGATTTTCAAGGTAAATACAATGGTAAGCAGATAGATCAGCTTTTGGATAAGGCTAATGATATTGATCTTACCAAATATGCTCTTAAGACGGATAATGCCCCTACCGCCACGAAATTACAGGCGGCTAGGACCATAGCGCTGTCCGGGGCTGTTACCGGTAGTGTCTCATCGGACTTCGGAGACAACGTAACTATCTCCACGACATTGGCCAATTTTGATGCCTCTAAGATCGCGTCCGGAACCATCAGCATAGATAGGTTACCTAAGGCGGCTTTGGAGAGATTGGTCGTGGTAGCTAATGATACGGCCAGATTCGCCCTTACCACCGCTACGGCTCAAAGTGGTGATACGGTAAAGGTCACGTCTACAGGTAAGATGTATCTGATAAAAGACGAGTCTAAATTAAACAGTGAGGATGGGTATGAGCCTTACACGGCCAGTCAGGCTTCCTCCGTGCCTTGGTCCGGGGTTACGGGCAAACCAAGTACCTTCACACCTCCCACGTCCTCCGCTACCGTTCTTGGCGGTATTAAGGTGGGATATACGACTTCCGGGAAGAACTATAAGGTGCAACTGGATTCGTCCGGCAACGCTTACGTCAACGTTCCATGGACGGATAATGACACAACGTATAATGAAGCCACGGCCGACACCTTAGGATTGGTTAAGATCGGCTATGCTTCTAATGGAAAGAACTACGCTGTGCTCTTGGATAATGGCAAGATGTACGTCAATGTCCCTTGGACTGACAATAACACTACATACTCACAGGCCACGAGCGATAATCTGGGTCTTGTTAAGATCGGGTACTCAGCTAATGGGAAGAATTATCCGGTAGCTCTTGACGGAAATGGTAAGATGTATGTGAATGTTCCGTGGACGGATACCAACACGACATACACCAATATGGGAGCCGCTTCTGCCTCAGCGTCGGGAAAGGCCGGCTTGGTCCCCGCACCTGCCGCCGGAGCGCAAGCCAAGTATCTTCGTGGTGACGGGACATGGCAAACCCCTCCTAATACCACATATAGCAACATGGGTGGAGCGACGTCCTCAGCCGCAGGATCGGCGGGATTGGTACCCGCTCCGACTGCCGGCAAGCAAACCTCTTTCCTTCGTGGCGATGGTACGTGGGTGGTTCCGACAAATACCACATACGCCAAGGCCAATACCACGACATTAGGATTGGTGATGATCGGATATACTGAGAACGGTAAGAATTATCCGGTAGAGCTGGATAGTAGTGGTAAGATGTATGTCAACGTGCCTTGGACGGATACTAATACAACGTATGGTGTTGTAGGAGCTAACGGGTCCACAGGATTGGTCAAGAACGGCAGTACCGTGACAAACGCCTCTGGATATACGGCTTGTCCTATTGTCGGTGGTATCCCCTATTATAAGGATACGAATACTACCTACGCCAATATGAAGGCGGCTACGGCCTCGGCGGCTGGTGCTGCGGGATTGGTACCGGCCCCAGCCGCTGGCAAGCAGGCATCTTTTCTTCGTGGTGATGGAACGTGGGTAGTGCCTACCAATACCACATACGGATTAGCCTCTACTACAGCTAACGGCTTATTGAGACAGCTTAATGGAAGCACATCCAGTTTCATGCGTGGAGATGGCACTTGGGCTACACCTCCTAACACGACATATGCCGTGGCCAATGAGTCTACTAACGGTTTGATGGCGGCCGCCGATAAGAAGACCATGAACAGGCTTATAGGGGTTAATACGGTCACGACATTAGCTAACCTGCCTATTAGCAAGAGAAGTATCACGGCTACGTTATCAGCCGCTACCACCCTATCCGTGCAGTCAGGGATGCAGATAGGGGAGGAGCTGATGATCAGGTGCGTCCCGTCGGCGGCCTTCACGCAGGCTATACCCAACTCCGGGGCTTATGTAAGCATGAGTGGTACTTCTATAACCACTACGGCTAACAAGCCTTTCGAGATAAATATCTGGTGTTACGCTTCAGGTAAGTATAGTATCGCCGTTAAAGAACAAGATTAATGATATAAGATATGAGCTACGTATATATAAACAGGGAAATATATCCCAATCAATTAGTTCAGGACGATCCGCTTGATGATAATTACGCCAAGGGCTATAGTTATGATGATTACATTAACGGGAATCCCGCCCCATGGATAGAGTTTGGGGAGGAGCAATTGGCGTTCAAGGAGGCTAATCCTAAAGCTACGGTTAAGGAGATTATCGAGGCTAAATTGGATGACTCAAGGCTTCTTAATGAGGAGAAATCGGCTAAGTATGAGGAGATCAGGACTTATGAGAATGAGAATCTTCATGAGTTTTTCTTGGATGACCAAAATATCTATATCCCTGAATATGATAGGCGTAACGCTTTGGCTGATGGGGCTATAGCTGGTAAGATAACGATCATAGGTCTGGAGTTCGATATGACGGAAGGCAAGATCTTGATCGGGATGATGGATAAGTATGATAATGATCTGATGTCGGCGTTAGGAGCCAAACAGAGGGAAGTAAGCTTAGCCACTACCGTAGAGCAGGTGAGGGCTATTGACGCTCAGTCCGGCTATCCAGATAAGGTAAATATCACCATGACTTATGTCCGGCAACAGGCAAAGGAGAAAGATGTCTCCGATCCTCAGAAAGTGGCTGTCAGATTCTCCAGAATGGTGGTTAATAACAAGACTATATCTTTATCCCCTAATGAGAAACTGGATGTTAAGGTTCTATTCCCTATATGGGGACAAGAAGGGGCGGAGTTCGGGTTGTCGGTGGATGCCGGATTCTGTCTCAGGGTGGTGAAGGACGATACGGATATCCTTTATGAGGTTATTCAACAACATACATTATCAAAGGAATGGGAACCCGGATTAAATACGGCTTCCTTATACAAGGTCATTGATAAGGAGCATGCCGGGACCATAGGGGATCCTATCCCGTATTTCCCTCCAATGGAGATATTCAAGGATAAATATTACATCCAGAACGCTGATGTATATAAGTGCACTAGGGATAGCGGAACTCCTCTTAGTCATAATCTAAAGGACTTAGTAGGGTTGTATGTTGAGGTTGTACAGGGCTAGTCGTATCTACCCCCCCCTATATTTGGCTTGTGATATGATACAAGTTATTTTTGGCATAATAAAATGACATTTGTAAATATATTTAAGTATGGCATCACAAAAAATCGGTTTCGTAACCGTCGACCCGGTATCAGGATCAGGAGATCAGGCGGTTAATTTCTCCGGTGAGAAACACACCGGTCGTCTTCAACGCATTATCAACCTTACGGTCACCACGAACGGCGGGGCTAAGAAGGCGTTGGTAGTTAATCAGGCAGCGGCTGCTGAGGTGGTAAGATCAGACAGCCCTAACGCTTCCGTACAAAAGACAGGCGGTAATGTTACCATCACCGGTAAGTCTAACAGTACTAAGCTTACGTTCGCGGTCACGCCGGCTGAGGAGAACGGGCTTACGTTACAGCTCCCGGCTAACTACACGGCGGCTGGAAAGACTACGGCTAACGGAGCGGTTATCGCCGACGATCCCGGAGCCGCTGGCGAGTTCGTTTGGAGCATCACGATCTCGGACGTACCGGCCAACGTCACGATCGAGGAACTGACAGCTACATTGAAGGTAACTGCCGCTGGTGGCCAGATAGCCAACGTGACGGTAACGCAAGCCGCTGGAGACTCTACTATCGAGCTTGACAAGGAGACTATTAACTTGGATGTAAATGGTACTCAACAGACGGTTAACGTAACATCTAATGACAGCTGGACATGGGCGCAAGCTGCGGCTAGAACCGTATTGAGAATGATGGGACGATAATCAGTTTCTTTTCTCTTACTCAGACCCCGATCGACTAAAGCCGGTTGGGGTTTATTTGTTTTGCTATCTTTGCAATAGAACAAAAATAATACAACTATGGCTAATGATTTGAATATTAATTGGAAGGACGGGGTAGGCGAGGTAACGGACCAGCCTCTGACCGTCAGTCCGGGGTCCGGGGCCGGAAGCGCCCCCGTTTCCTTTGGCTCGGTGATGAACAACGGTCTTGATCGGACTCTTGAGCTGGAGATAACAACTCCAAAAGGTATTAAGAAGACGCTCACGGTGAATCAGGAGGGATGCCGGCAGGCTTATATTACGAGTGACGGCAAACGATGGCTGACTAGCGACAATCGGGTGTATGGGGTTTTGAAAAGCGATGCTCCGTGCGAATGCATAGGTGATTGTCCTTGATATTTTGTTTTTACGAATTTTGTAATTACATTTGTGGCGCATGTCCATCACCATGCTTTTCGTCGCTAATTTATTATAAGGGATACCGGTCTGTGATGGGATCGGCATCCCTCTGTTTTTTAATATGGAGAAGATAAATGTTTTCGATGTTCAGGTTCCTGATGGGAGACAAATCCGTTGTATGTCGTATAATAAGGTTACTTATTTTGATCTTGACGATATATGTAAGTTATGTTTTGACTCATACGATCTACATGATGTGGCTGACACTAAGGTAATGAGTGAGTTCCTGCACCGAGAGGGTGGTCGTTATTGGACTACGATAGATGGCGTAAGGCAGTTGTATCGTAGGATTGAGTGTAAGATGTGTTTTGAGGTTATAGAAAAATTAAAGGGATTATAGTTGAATAAATTATTTATTTCATAAAGAATGTTTATATTTATGGCATAAGATATTAAGAATGAGATTAGTTGAGAGACATATCATAAAAGACAACCGATTTGAGGATGTATGCCTCAAATCCGGGTTGTTGTATAATTATGTTCTTTTCAACGTCAGACAAGGTATATTTTCCGGAGATTACATAAATGAATATGAGTTTTCTACTAAATTATGTAAGGAGAATCAGGTTGATTTTAGGAATCTACCATCAGTAGTGTCCCAACAAGTCGTAGCTCAAGTGTTTTCGGTAACAAAGTCTTGGATGAAATCAAAGAAGGAATATGAGAAGAATCCTTCTAAATTTCTATTAAGACCTAAATTGCCTAAATACAAGAAAGGGAAGAAGCAGAACATGGTAGTTTTTACAAAAAATTCTTGCAGACTGAAAGAAGATGGATGTATTCATTTCATCAAAAACATAATCCGGCCAATCAAAACTAAAATAGGAGATAACAAGTTATGTCAGGTTAGAATAATTCCACAAGCTACTTGCTATGTGGTTGAGGTTATTTATGAGAAGAAGGAACAGGATTTAAATCTTGATAAGGATAATTTTCTTTCGATTGATTTGGGATTGAATAATTTATGCACATGCATCAGTAATGTAGGTATCAAGCCTTTCATTGTAAACGGCAAGATTATCAAGTCCTTCAATCAGTGGTATAATAAGAAGAGAGCTAGATTGATGTCGTATATTGGCGATAAGGGAACTTCAAAGAGACTTAGACGGCTAAATAATTATAGGAATTTTTGGATTGAAGATAAAATCCACAAGGTTAGCAGATTTATTGTAAATATCTGTATTGAAAACAATATTGGGAATCTTGTTGTGGGTTTGAATAAAGGATGGAAGAATGGAGTAAATCTAGGGAAGAGGATAAACCAGAAGTTCGTTGAGATTCCATTCTCAAAACTTGTTGAAAAGATATCCTATAAGTGTAAGTTGGTTGGAATAGACTTTCAAGTCCACGAGGAATCCTATACCTCCAAAGTGGATCATCTGGCTTTTGAAAAATTGGGAAAGCATGATGTTTACTTAGGCAAAAGAAAGAAACGTGGATTGTTTCAAAGCTCTATTGGAAAGCTGATTAACGCTGATATCAATGGAGCTATCGGGATTGGTAGGAAAGTATTCGGTGATTCTTACGTCAGTAAGATAATCGATAGTGGGTTGGCGTTTAACCCGGTTAGAGTAAACATTTTGTGATACGAATGTGAATTTGATAAATAAAATTAATAATTTTAGTAACGTGAGAGAAAAGAAATTTGATTTCGTGATATATCCGTTGGATTTGATTATCACGGTTGGATTAGATTATAAGACGTTGTGTGATCGTTTCGAGAATATGGAACCTGAACACGAGGGGAAATGGGGAGATGAGGATGATATGGACAAGGAGGCGTCTTTCGCAAATTTGGTAAGGGATAGGGACGATGATGATAAATTTGCCATACTTTGGAATTTTTCGAGCGACGATGATTTAATAATGAGAAATATATGTCACGAGTCATTCCATATAGCAATGAGCGTATGCCAATTTTGCAACATGTCTCTTGGATTTAAGGTTGGAGAGGATGAACACGCGGCGTATATAGCCGGCTTCGCTGGTGATTGCGTTAGTGAGTTCATCAATAGCAAGAATACGGATTAAGTCATAAATTCTATAAGGAATATAAGAATATCAGCCTCCGCTTATTTGTGGGGGCTTTTTGTTTATCTTTGTCAAAAACATGAAGTTATGTCGAGTTGCGTAATTAAAAGGAATAAGGAAGGTAAGATAACCCGTGTCTTGACCCCTTCCGGCGAGGTATCCACCTTGTTCGATAAGATAGCGGGTATAGCCGCCGTAAGTGATCTTGATAAGGCGGCTGAGGCTTATATGACCGCATATAATGATAAGTTTAGGTCTAAGTTCGGGGATTGGGTGTCTAATGCCAAAAGAGAGGGATTAAGGTCATCTCTTAGGTTTAGAACGTCGTCACAGCTGTTCGAGGAATACCCCACGTGGCTTAGCGGCCAAACCACTTCCACCGGTCAGCATTCCACGCAGATCACGTCTACCGTGAACACGTATAAGAAGATCGGTGATTTTATATCCAATGAAGGTCTGGAGGGCAAATCCGTGCTTGACGCCTCATCCGGTCTTGGCGTTGGCACGCAGGCGTTGCGTGATATGGGGATGGATGTCGATGACGTTGAGCCATATCCGTCGTCAAAAAGGATTCCTCCCACGTATTCAAGGTACGAGGATATAGACAAGAAATATGATTACATAATCAGCAACGCTGTCTTGAACGTGATCCCTGATGATTGGAGATCCGACGTACTTAAATCAATGGCTGACAAATTGAAGGTCGGAGGCAAGTTGTTCATAAATGTCCGTGACGCTAAGGGCGTGTCCGCACAAAAGCAGAAAATAGAGCTTGACGATCCGTCGGAGATACTTGTCACTGATTCAAAGGGGAATATCAGGGCCTATCAAAAAGGGTTCACGAGGTCGTCGCTTAAAGAATATGTCGAGCGTGAGCTTGGGGGTATGTTCGAGGTGGAGACTGCGAATCCCGGCAACAGCGGAATGGCGTCTGGCATGACGGCCGTCGTCGTGACAAGGAAGAGACCTGGGGATTTGAGATTCAGGGACGTAAGCGAGGTAAAGGCCGGTATGTCGGAGAAAGTATCTGGTCTCGCTAAATTAGGTACTACGGTGAATATCGTTTCGATTGACGATATAAGAAGTGAGGTAAGTGATCATGATTACGCCGATATGATGTCCAAGAGCAAGGGATGGTATGACACGGATACCGATACCATCACTATCGTAGCTGACAATATAGAGGATGAGCAGGATTTGGAGAGAACTATCTTGCATGAGGTAGTTGCGCATAAAGGGCTTAGAGATCTTCTTGGTAATCGTTTTGATGATACGATGAGGAAGATATTCGATTCGATGGACGAGGCTGACCAGCGGTCTTATTTAGACCGATACGGCGATCAGGTCATAGCCGCCGAGGAGTTTATGGCTACCCTTGCCGAATCCAATCCAAACTCCAGTTTATGGGATAAGATCATATCGTTTGTTCGTGATGCCCTTCGTTCCATGGGTCTCGATATTAAAATGAATGATACGGATATGCGTACGCTTCTCACTAGGTCAAGGGATAGGTTATCGGAGGTGGATAAGGAGCTTAGTAAGCCCATGAACCAGATAAACAATCTCCTTGCTTATGATAGCGGGGAGCCCAGGTTGTTCTTTAGATCGGATGACGGCAAGATACACGACTCTTACGCCAACGTCATAAAAGGCTCGTCCGGCGGGCGGATCGAGGCCGGGTTCTTGGCCGGCAGTGTCGAGGAGAGTGACGTCCCGTCCGGTACGGCTGATATCTCCTTTGGCTCGTCCTCCATAACCCTTAACAACAGCGAGTCATTCATACCGGTCCTTGGTATCAGCTCAGGCTCTAATATAAGCACTCGTGGAGGGTTTGTCAATTACCTTATCAAGAAAGGTCTGTTGAGCGGGGAGCGTATAAGGCTAGGAGATAGGTATTATCTTACAGGGGCCGGCAACTCCGATGGTCTTAAGATCTATAACGCTATGGATGCCTTGTCTAGGCTAAGGAATAGGTTTGGAAGTCAGTCCTCCGAAATGAACGTATTGGGTTCTATAGGTTTTGATACGGAGGTAAGTAATGATCTTGATCTTATCACGACATCAGGGGATAAGGTTACGGTAAGCAGATCGGAGATCAAGGGCATGTTAAGGCAAGGTAAGTTTGAGGAGCTTAACGATAAGTATGATGGGTTCATGGAGCTAGCCTTGTCGTTGATGATGGAGGATAACGCTTTGTACGGAAGCAATGTCCGTGGGGTTATCGAGAATGAGAAGGCGGAGGATCTCCAGAATAGGACTGATATCACCAATATCTTATCCACGTTAGGTATCCGTGTGATGGGTATGTCTGAGTATATGGATAAGTATAAGATGCGTAATGGTGTCGAGCCTTCGGCTAGGGCATTGTCCGATATGGCCAATGGGGTTATCGCTTTGGTCGAGGGAGCTACGGTAGAGGATCTTAATGAGGAGGTGGCTCATTTCTTGATCGATACTTACCGTAACCAACAGGAGATTGACGAGGTTCTGGACTCTGTTGTCGGCACGCCATTATGGAATCAATTCGCCGGTCGTTACTATGAGGTGTATGGGAAGGAATACCAAGGGGAGGAACTGGATCGGATGGTGAAGCGGGAGATCCTAGGCAAGACGTTGGCCCAGCGGTTCGTACCGGGCATGGAACAGGCGGTGGAGGATCTGGCCTCGTCCGAGGACGCCCAGCTCTCCTTGTTTGGCAGGATAATCCGGGCTATACGGAATTTCTTCTCTACCCAAAGATCAGACTTGAATAAGGTTCTTGATAGGATAAAGGAGTCGGCGTTAGCTGATGATCCAAGCGCATTTGACGTGCTTCTGTTAAAGGATAGCGACCATCTCATGTACTCATTATCGGATGTTGATGTGGCTAATAAGCTGATCAAGAACGGTAGGTCATTGGAGAGGCTATACACTAGGTTACAGAGGATGAGGTCAAGCCAGAGCCAGAGGATCGGGGAAAGCATCTCCCTTCTACGTGATATAGGCGAGAAGGTAAGACAAGTCGGGGGTGAGCTAAATAAGAATAACAACCTATTATCCACCAAGAGCGTCATAGCGACCGCCAAGGCTGAGGTGGAGTATTTGGTCACTGTCGCCAGTAGCCTACGTAAGAGCGGAAAAGGATTGGATTATGAGACGATACAGGTTATCGATAACGTATATGGGGAGATAGTTCCTCTGATCAGGAACCTTCGTGGATTCGTCAATAATCAGGCGGCTGATTATTATGGCAGCAATAAGGTTGGCATGGTAGAGGATATGGATGATATATTACGTATGGCTGAGACATCCATGTCTGATATAAATGCTCTTCGAAGTGATCGTAATGAGGACTGGCTGGATGGACAGCTCAGGATGTTTAATATCCCGGAAAGATATTGGAATGGGATAAAGAAGTTGATAAATAACATCCATAAGGATATCAATGTCATGTCCCGGTTCTTTGGTACGCTGGAGCATAGTGGTAACGCTATTTTAGGTATGTTAGGCCAACGTCTAGCCAAGGCCCATAATGAAGCCCATATCGAAGGTATATCTAATATCAATAAGATGACTAGGATGATGAAAGAGCGTGGATGGGGGATAAAGGATAATGAGGATCTTATACAGAAGATAAATGGGAAGAACTCGGATTACCTTGACTCGTCCCGTGATTTCGCCAAATACGATTTACTATACAGGACCGAGCAGGCTAAGGCTATTATCGATATATATGATCTTAAGAATGTTACGGGTAAGACCGAGAAACAACTTATCGACCTTCTTCTATCCGATAGAGGCCTTAAGGTGAAGACCCGTGACGACATAGTAGGATATGACGGGGATAAGCCTATCACTAAGGAGGTATATCATATATTCAAGCCTACCATCCAGAATTTCGATATCTCGGACATGACGTTCGAGGATCAGCAACGGTATCTGGATACGATAAATAAGTGGTTGGATGAGAACCGGGAGAAACCTATGGTGCAGGCTTATTACGATAAGATCGAGAAAGTCAATAAGAAGGTCGAGGAAAGACTGGGTCGTAGGGTATCGCAAGCCACGTCCGATTTCATGACCCGTATCCGCAGGAGCAGGTATGTGGCTATGGGTAAGTTCGTGAGGAACGGGAAGGTCGATTGGAAGGCGTTTCAATCCGATCCTATAGCTTGGAGATCTTATCTGGATATTTTACGTGATAGGGCTATAGCCAAGAGCGAGTGGTATTCCGATGGGACACCAAAGGAAGAGGGATCCGAGGCTCTGATGATGTCCGAGGAGATCAAGGCATGGGACGAGGCGTGGGCCGAGGAGTTCGGGAATACCAACGAGGGTCGTAAGGCTTCCGCAGAGTTCAAGGAGATACTTCGTGGGATAGAGCGGTCCGAGGGCGGTAAGGCGGCGTTCGAGTTCCTGCTGGCCGGTGGTCATCTTGGTTTCTCCAAGGATATGTGGGGATCCGAGGAGGGTGATTATTACGAGAATCTTGTTGATAAGATCACGGAGCAATCTGTATCATCATCAAGAATAGAGAAGGTAGAGGAGGCGATGGCGACAATAAACGAGATCAATGACCAGCTAAGGCCTTTGCTTATCCAGTACCGGGATAGCACGAGATACGGGGAATATGATTTCGACAGGCTGCGCGGGTCGGCGTCGCTAAGGAAGATAAACGAGTTGTATGATCGTCTGGCAGAAGCTAAGAGCGTCATTAATGCCGCCGCTTCCGCTGAGGATATTGAGATGGATATGCCTGATACGGTGGAGAGTGGAGTCACGGATTCCTACCGTAACGCTCTAAGGGACGCCATGGCGTACGACAATGGCATGGATGAAATTAAATTCGCCAAGGAGCATATGTCCGCCCGCTCCCGCAGCCAAGTGGAGCGGATGGCCTCCAAGCTATCCCGGAAGAACCCGTCATGGACAACCGTGGAGGTGGCGTTCTTTAGAAAGAAGTACGGTCCTGACTTCAACAATAAGCTGGCTAATGATATAGCTATGGGTAAGGCTAATAGTATACTTATCGAGTACGCCAGAACTCGGCTATATCCTTATATGAGAAAATACTCTCCCAAGGGGTATTCTGGCTTCGTCAGGAAGATAAATAACGGTACGTATAAGGTATCCGAGTTCTTTGATGCCATGGAAAATGGTATATCAAAGGAAGAGAGCGTATCCCGTTTCGGGTTCGATATTAATATGATTGACTTATCGATCAATAACCAGTGGCTAGAAGAGGCCGATGCCGAGAGTTCTTTCCGTAATCCTAATTATAATCCCGATCTGGGTTATGGATATCATACGCCTAGGTTCGATAAGTACAAGAACGAGGCTTTCTTCAAGAAATACGGTATTACCAACGAAGGGGAGGAAGCTACGATCAATAAGGATAAGTGGGAGATGAGGAAGGAGCTTCTTAACATAAGCCATAAGGCTATGGAGGATTATGATGAGCGATTCCGGAACATCTACCAAATACCACAGATATCCAAGGGCGGCGTGGAGAGGATGGTGCAGGCCGGGGTTGACCCGAAGGCGGCCATCGGCAACGCTGTACGTGATATCGTTGGCGAGAGGGTGGATGACCCTATACATGGTCAGGGGCAAGACCTAGGAGGGATTGATGAGAACGATAACAAATATCGTATGATCCCCAAATACTATCTTAATAAATTGGAGAACGCCGATGACGTGTCCCATGACTTCGCCTACTCCTATTCCATGTTATCCTTACAAGCGACCTCTTACAAGTATAAGAGGGCGGCCTTGGATGATGTCATGGGATACAGGAACATGATGCTGGAGACGCAATACGACGGCGGTAAGAACCCAGAGGCCACTCACGCCTATAGAATGTTTCAGGACTGGGTTAACGCCAGTATCTATGATGTTAGGATAAATAATAAGCGGGCAGAATGGAATATAGGTAATTATAAGGTCGATCTTAATAAGCTGGCTCTTATGTTTACCAAATTCGTATCCAAATCCAACTTAGGCTTCTCCCCATTCGTCGCGGCTACCGGCGCCCTTACCGGGCAGGCCAACTTCCTTTTGGAGGGTATGGTAGGGCAGTATATAAGCAAGGACTCCATGAAATACGCCTATGGGGAAGCCCAGAAGCAGTTAAGTACGTACGTGTCGGAGATCGGGGATATAAACCGCACCAACAAGCTATATGTCGTTGGAGAGGCTCTAGGCGTGTTCAATGTCCGTAACCGTGTACGATCGGCAGCGTATAACAAAATCTGGAGAACCTTATTCCGGGACCTGCCGTTTAAGATGATGGAGGTTCTTAACTCCCCGTTGGATCCGCAGGTCATTATCTCGGTCATGGATGATACCCGCCTATACGAGGGTCAGTTCTGGTCATACTCCAATTTCAAGGAGATGATGATGAAAGACAGAAATATGTCCGCTAACGAGGCTAAACGCGATTGGGAGCGTTTAAGGGATTATTCTATGTGGAACATGGTAGATGTCAAGGACGGAAAGATCGTGGCTAAGAACGAGGCTAACAAGGATATTATAGACCGATATATACCCACCTTGTCCAGTAGGGTAAGGAGTATGGTGCAGATCTGTGACGGCGCCTTGAACGAGCAGAACCGGGTGGGGGCTAGCCGGAACGCTATCCTTAATATGGTGCTGCCTCACCGTGGATGGTTTATATTGGCCGTACAGCGGGCGTATAAGAAAGCCGGTTTCAATTTCCAAACCAACCAGTTTGAGGAAGGATATATGAGAACGTTATGGAGACTGGCCGGTAATGTCTATGGATCGATGTCCGAGGGCAGGATGGGAGAGGCATATGACGTGCTTAAGGAAGAGTATGATAAGCTTACCCCCTACGAGCAGATCAATATCAAGAGATCGATTATCAACATGGCGGTATTCGCTACGACGATGGCCATAGGACGGGCTTTGATGGGATATAGGGAGGATAATGAGGATAGCTGGTTCGGGCAGTTCATTACCTACATCGGGTTCAGGACGATCAATGAGATCGCCTCCCAGACATCCCCGTTCATGGAGCTTAACGCCATAGACATGCTACAGGATCCGTTGGTCACCGCCCGGAAGTTAGGCGACCTCACCGATCCTCGAAACTGGGATCCGTTCGCTACCGTCCAGACCGGCGTATATAAGGGCGAGAGCAAACTATGGAGGCAGCTCATGAAGTTCTCGTTTGGTAAGCAATGGTATAATATCAAGACGGCTAGGGATATTAAGCAGACATCCGACTACTGGTTGATGACCAACGGCATGACGATGGGATTCTTCTTAGGAGGCAGGGATAAGGACGAGTCTGGGGAGGACGCTAATTGGTACTTTGACAGGGGAAGATAACCGATATAGTATGACGAAAAAAATAGCCAGTCAATTGTTTAAGACAATTTGATTGGCTATATTTGCATCATGAAACAATGAATGACGGGATCTCACTTCAAGGTCATTCAATGTGTAAGATATTTTTGGCTCATTAGGATTTGTCGAGGTGAGATCCGACATTTCCTTTTGAGCCTATTTTTTATATTATGTGTAATATTGTTTTAAATGACAATTTGTCTATTAGATTGTATTTCGAGAAGGTTCTTGAGTTAGTTAAATCCGGAGAAGATTTTCCAGTTAATTTAGATGATGTTTGGCCTTTGATATATTCTGATAAGGGCAAGGCTGTTAGAGTGCTTACTGGTGATAATGGGTTTATTAAAGATATTGATTATAAAGTTTTTACCCAAAATGGCAAAAACCCAGTTGGTGGGAGACCTACGATTGTGTATATGATTTCTGTGTCTTGTATGGAATATTTAATAGCAAGAAAAGAAAGAAGAGTATTTGATGTATATAGAAGTGTGTTTCATGGTGCGGTAAATGCTTTCAATAAGATGGAAGAATCCGTGGAGAAGAATCTTCCACATAATTATATAGAAGCATTGGAAGCGTTGTTGGCATCCGAGAAAGAGAAACAGGCGTTAGCTGAGGCCAAGAAAGAGGTAGAGGAGGCTAAGAGAATATCCGATAACATTATCAAAGAGCAGGCTCCTAAGGTAGGATTCGCCGAAACAGCTATTATGGCCAATGACAAAGGTGATGATATGTTGATCCGTGACGTTCGGAGAGAGTTGGAGTCTCATGGATGTGATATAGCGGAAAGATCGTTAAGAGAGTTTTTACAAGAGCAAGGTTTCTTTTACAAGAATAAAAGAGAATGGATATTAACAGAGAATGTTATGAAGAAGGGTTACGCACATTACAGATACAATACGGATACCGGGATCAGGAATACGGTTTATATGACTAGGAAGGGATTTGAGAAAACGTTATATAATATCAGGAATATACCTAAATCAAGAGAGTCTTTTATCTCTTTTGGCGGCAAGATATTTGATTAAAGTAAGAGAAGGATAGGCGATTATCATCCTATCCTTCTTTTGTTATCAGCCCTTATACATTACCTTACCTTATTCGTATACTACTCGTCCCATTAATCCTGATAGCTCTTTATCATCCTGCTCCTTCACCTCTACATAATAATATCCCTTGAAACAGAATTTCTTTTGATCGGGATCTGACAAGAACTTTTTATATTCCTCGAATCCTTCATCTGAAAGATAATAAGCTCTTCTTTTTTGTTGAAGTAATTCATCTGATTCTAATATCTGTTTTTTAGTAGCCATAATATCTGTTTTTTGGATGTGGTATAGATGATTAATCTTTAGGAATAAACCCAACAGCCTTTTCGGTAGAAGCTCTTTGTTTTATAAAACATTCAGCTTCTTCCCATGAGGTTGCCCATATTTCACCGGCATACTTTTTGCCATTGATTTGATACTCTGTTACAAATTTCTTTTCTTCTTTTTTCATGTTTGTAATTTTTAAAAGTTAATAAAACTAAGGTTTTAGACAATGAGGCATTATATCCATTCTACGAAGTTTATTATCTTCTGTTTATAAAATTCAATGTCCGCATGAGGAAATTTATCGATGACGGATTTAGATTTAAGAGATATAGGATCGTCCTCCCACTTCAAGTCCCTACCTGTTAATCTACGGATAGTACCTTTTGGGAGTACGATCGCCGAATTATGATCCTCGATGGAAAAATACTCTTCGTCATGCGTCGATCTCTCATCCGTCCATATCTCCCCTTGTCGAGCGGGGGTGTTGTCAAGAATAATCTCATCACCATTCTTGTTCATGGCTAAAAATATTATTGTCTGTTCTCCTATTTTCATAAATTATAATTTGTTTACCAATCTCCTCCATCATTACCTATTCCTGAGATTGTAGTTATAATATTATCTGGATTTGTACCTGCGTTAGGAAGCATCTCAGGTATAGGATTGTCTTCCCTATCACCATGCATCATGACGGTAAGAACCCCACTAGCGGAATACAACCAAAGACGTTTGCCGTCCTTCTCCCATTTCTTCGCTAATCTATTTAATGATTCAATCAGCTTACATTCTTCCGGGGTACATTCGATCCCTGCGTCAGTAAAATATTTTACTCCCATATTATTGATTTGTTTAATTTACGAGCCTCTGATAAGGCTCGTGTTAGTATATCCTTTTTTCTTATAATCTCCTTATATCTTTTGATATTCATTTTTATTATCTTCATAATAAGTTCTTTTGCCTTAATAGCACCAACATCTTATTCCAATCAACATATCCTTTATCCGTAAGTGGAGTGCCGATATTCCTATCATCTATATAATAATCACAATACACTTTTGGTGATGATGATACTGGCTCAGGATTGTAGTTTACCGAATACAGATTGATATGATTATATTTAAACCAGTCCACGGCATCCTGTAGATATTTACCATCTCTTACCGTATATAATATCAGAAGATTCTTATCAGCCAATTCTCTCAATACTTTAGCGGCTCCGATATTGTCTCCTACATAAGGGAATGAGTCTACTACGCACGTCCCATCAAAATCTATCCCTATTATTTTCTTCATATTATATATCTTGTAATAAATACTCTTCTATTTTCTTAGCCATATCAATAAGCATCTCACATCTAAGGTTATTAAACTCCTTACAAAACCTCATGTCTTCCTCATGCTTTTCCTCAGGCGATCTGTTATCAATTACGCTGTAGCATGGTGACGAATACACGGGGATAGGTCTCATGGCCTCTATAGCCAATTTAATAGCCTTTTCACTGATCTCGCTCATATAATCCTCTTTTTGCACCCATATAATACCACTGTTAAAGCAATTTGGGTTTTCTAACTGGCAATTTCCATTGTCATAAAAACAACATCCTGTACAACATTCTTTCTCTATCTCTGAGACAGCCATGAATCTCTTCTCTTCATATATCATGGTATCTCCTTTTTTTATCTTATTCCTCTTTGTATTCATCTTATCAAACTTTTATATTCTACTTTCTTTAACTGCTCTTCGGTAGCTTTCTTCTTCGGGAACTTCCCGTGCCATTTTCCGGGCACCACGACATCACGGCCGTCGGGGCTGGTAGCCAGCCTCCCGCATTCACTGCACAGCCCCATGCCCTTGTACGGCTGTAGTTCCTTGGCATAGTCGAATTTATCCACCATATACTCGTTTGTCAACATCCAATAACTAGACGTAGCGGTATTATCAACGCAACCGCATTTAGCGCATACAAACAGGCTCATAGTAAGTTCTTTTTTGCTTCATTAAACAACCGTTCTACCAGATTCTCAAATTCTCCATCAGGCATATCTATTATGTCTTTTATCTGCACTTGTATTCTTTCTTTTGCTAAAGAATAGCAATTACTATTGACAGAGTAACGAACTACAGTGCCGTTTACGAAAATAAAATCATCTGGTTTTAAATCAGTCGTATAGCCATTTTTAGAAAACATAGGGATATGATGTATATCATCTATTCTTGTTATAAAAGAATCATTATATTTGGCATATTTTCCAACAATCCATTTATACTTCTCCTTTAGGTCAACTTGTATCTTGCTCATTTCTTCTTTTAACTGTTTTTCCAGTTCTTCAATCTTATTCATATCCTATCTATTTTAATGTTATTGTTATTAAATCTGTTTATCATCTCATCAAAGAATTGACGGTCTATCTCCACAAGCAGGAAGCCCCCCCTCTCCTCGCCGCAAGGGAAAGGGTAACGGCTACCGCCCCGTCCGGCACAGTGTTCATTGGATTGCCTTCCACGCCATATTCCCGTTAAACATCCTCATCTTTCTTTTCATCATCAATCCTCTCCACTTTAATCGTCCCCATATCACCTGAAGGTAACGTAATATCGCTATACACGTTATTCCAGTTCTCGTCAATAGCTAGCTGATGCAGTATAGATCTATATATCTGGTAGGTATTTCCGATAAGTCTCTTTCTATTGATCATATCTTTACTACCTCCATCATACCCTATATGTTCATAGTCTTCGAGATCCGGGAACAACCTTCTTCTTATCGCTCGTGAGTTATTGACTATAAAGCTTCTTATCCCCAGCGTTTCCGTTCTATCCATATCATTTATCAAAGTTTCCGTGGTATGCTGAAGATCCATGTCTCCGGCTGCGTATCTGCTTATGTCCTCCACGCACCGGGATATCAGCATCAGTTGTTCCCTTGTCAATGTTATTTTATAAAGTTGTTTGTTGTTCATATCCTTCTATTTTATTTATCATCTCGAATATTTTCACCGCTATCAACGGCACTATGGCATTACCATAAGCCTTTATTGATTCTTTTCTCCATTTCCCGTAAGGAATGGTAAGGTTGTCCACATTAAAGGGTAGCCCATCATTTCCTCTACAAATAGGGGACTGAGTTGGAAAACTCTTCCATTGAGTCGATCCCCGTCCATCCCAATCACGGCAGGCATATTTCTTAAAGAGTCTGTTCTCGGTGCTCCGTTGCTTTTTGTCATCTTCCTTATCGTACAAGAACCTGTGTGATCTGAGGCCACTGGTGTCGGTAATAAGTCTCCGTATTTTATCCCTTGTTTGGGAAGTGAACTCAAATCCATGAATCTTGTCTTCCCGTCCTTGTCGCAAACCTTCAACCCTTGCGTCTGAACAGTCGGAAGCAATGAACCATATCCTATACCGTTTATGTGGCGCTCCGACACCGCAAGCTGGAACAATGATCGGTTGGACGGAATATCCTTCACGTTCAAGATCGTCGCAGATGGTATTGATGATATATTCTTGCTCAAGTATCGTTTCCTTGTAATTTTCTTCATCTTGATCACTTTTCGTTTCCACGTCAGTTTCACTACCGGGTTGAACCATATTGGTGATTCCAGCAACATTCTCGCCAATAACCCAGAGCGGTCTTGTCTCTCGTATGACTCTAAGCATTTCCGGCCAGAGATAACGGTTATCATCCGCTCCCTTTCGTTGTCCAGCGACGCTAAATGGTTGACAAGGGAAACCTCCGGTGAGCACGTCGATTTTCCCTTTCCATGAAGTGAAATCAGTTCTTTTAATATCTTCATATAATACTGTTTTTGGAAAATAATATTTTAATACACTTTGACAGAATGGATCTATCTCGCATTGAAAGACATTGTTCCATCCTACCTCTCTAGCGGCTAAATCAAAGCCTCCTATACCTGAGAAAAGACTAGCGTGATTCATTCCATCTTATTTGATATTAATTTTTCTTTTATATGTTTAGATATATCAATTATCTCATCTTTTATATTGCAGTCATCTTTTAATAATGAACCAAATATACATGATATGGCGCCCTTTAGGCCTAGCGCTATCCCTATCTCCAATATTTTTTTATCGGTATTAGAGATTTCTACAGGTTCATATAATATTGATGATATGTTGTTAACGACGTATATTATATCATCTTCATTCATTGATGTAGATTTATCGACAATAGCTATAAAATCTTTTATAATCATAATATAAGCTATTTTTATTTCTTTTATCGTATCATCGCTTAGATGTCTATCTCTTATATGCCTTTCAACATACTTGTTTGCTAGATTCTCTATTTTGTTTGATTTGTCCATTTGTACTATCAATTATTTAGTTAATAATAGATCATAGTCCTCTTCATCTATACTCCCATTATTGTTGACATATATAATGAAATCATTTAAAAGCACGGACTTATCCTTGGATAAGGCTTTTATAATAAGCTCTCCATCATCTTTCAACATCACATGCACAGTATCCCAGATAACATATTTTTGACATTCTTTCTCAATCTTCTTGATTGTTTTAAGTATTATCTTATACGTCTCCTCATATCTTTTTACTATTCCGCACAGTTCAGTCGTATTATATTTACGTATAGCCGTGAATATATATTCCTTTTTACAATCCCAGCATTTTATCAGTTTTTCTGATCCGCACGCCTTATTCTTGTAGAAGAAACAGCCCTTACATGGCTCATTATGGTCGTAACTTAATACTACAAGCAGCTCCATGCCATTCTTGTATATCACATCTCCTTGTTTCATCTTGTCTATTTTATTAATCTCATTATCAATATAGCAAAGTTGGATATTATCCATACTATAGATATCCAGAATGTTATACTCAACATAAGACCTATGTTCTTAGGTATAGGATCTACTCTCCTGAATGTAAGGATCATGAATACAAATGTCTTGAAGTTCATAATTTACGATATTTTTCTATATAGTTAACTATTAGATCCTTGACACCTTTAGGGACATTAATTAGCTTAAGGTTACCTTGGAATATATCCTTACCGTACTCGTCCATGATCACCCCGAATGAAGGATTCATGATTCTTGTCGATATACATATCGGTTGGTCGGTATCGAATCTGATAACGGCTACCTTCTTCTCGTTTATCGCCTTCTTTAGGGCTATATAAAGCTTATGACCTTTAACAATGTCACAATTACCTTTCATGATCTTAGACATATATATGATATGCTCTTTCTTCACATTGCTGAGATTGTCCATAAGTTTAAGATCTCCACCAACAGATTTCCATTTTTTGAAGCAAGATATGCATAGACAATAACTGGACTTGGCGTTCCTCGGCATCATCCTGCTGCTACCAGCGGGAACCGTATCGCCACAGCAGACGCACGTCCGGTCTTTGTTGGTGCGTACTGGGCCATAGCTGTTTATCGGGTATTCTTTTTCTTTAAGCATCTTTTTCTGTTTTCAAAATTATCATCACCATATTCATAATTAGGACAAGCCTTATTGCTTGGGCGTCTCGTATAAGTCTTTTGCTCCCTATCATATTTCCTGTTAGGGTTTATATAATGGTCGCACACTTGCCAAATGGAGCAGCATACTTTCCCGTATCTTTTCGCCCATTCCCGATCATGTAGATGTACACAAGTGGCGCAAGTTGGGTTCTTGAGCTTATCCTTATTCTCATCTATGATCTTATTGACCCGATCAAGAATAACATGCATTTTTTCAATATTTATGACGTTAAATGCGTCTGGGCATGGAAGATATGTCATTGAGCTTATATCTATGTCCATTTCCTTGGATTTATTGTAAGCTGATTTGTATTTCCTTCTCATCAAATCCTTTAATTGATTTACTTTTCTCTCATAAGTCCCCATATTTCACTCAGTTTTCCATCCTTGTTTTTTCAATAGATCCACCATCATCTCCTTTATCTTAGGGCTAATGGCTTCGGTAAGTATATCAGCGGCCAAGTTAATAGAGAAGCTTGTCATTCTAGATTCTCCTATATACTTCTCGCTGGTAACTTCTTTCACATAGTCGTGAATATCCTTGATCATTTCATTTTGAGATCTTAGGAGATCTAGTATCTTATCGAGTTTATCATTCATCTTTTTTCTCGAATATACCTGACAATAACCAGAAGACCACTATCAAAAAGAAAAATAGCCCAAGAGCCTCATCCGGATAATCATGCATCGCCTCTAAGATACTTCTCATAACTTAACATCCATTTTACCGATTATACGATAGAAAATATCCCTAGTCAGCTCAATATCGTAAGTAGCGTCATGAAGCTTATTCTCGTCGATCTCAATACCCATAGTTCTGGCTACGGTCATCAACTTAAAGTTCTCCATATCGTTTCTTACGCCCATCAGGAACGGTGTCACCATAACATATACATCCATACAGTTAGGATAGAACCATGATCCGAAATACTTATCCCCACATTGGGTAAATAAAGCCCGTAGGAAGTTGTTGTCGAATCCGGCGTTGTTATACCCCACCAAATACATTTTATCCCTCTTGTCGAACTTATTCACGTATTTGGATAATATACCAACTAACTGCCTGTACCCTTCTTCCATAGGCTGATACGACTGCACTTGCTCCAAGGTAACACCAGCCACATCCAGCGCCTCTTGCTCTATCGTGGCGGCAGGGTTCGGGGCTAGGCGGATGTCGAACCTCTCAGTCTCCTGCCCGTCGATATCCACGATCCCTCCTATTTGGTGTATCCCGTTTCTCCAGAACTTAACCCCGGTTGTCTCTAAATCAAAAAATAGTAATTTGCTCATGTCTATTTATTTTGTTAATTTATCATTATCTAAGAACTAGTCGTGAAATGCTTTTATAATATATACTCCCATCAACTCTTTTACCTTCAAAGAAGTATATCCAATATTCTAATGAAGAACATCCAAAAGCAAGACATAGATTATTTATCGCATATCTAAAGTATTTCTTGCCTGAACGAAATAAGATTTGAAATTCTTTATTATTTAAATGGAGTCTTTTTTTGGTTTTTCTTTTATTCATGTTTATAGTTTTATTTTAAATGTTCCTTAATCTTATCCAATGCCTTATAAGACAGATAGCTGTCTATAGTATTATCGCTATCTATTTCCAGCAACTCATTAAACAAGTCTTTAGCCAATGCTTTCCACTGCTCTCCCCAATCACGGAGATTCTCGACCTTTGACCGTATATCCTCGAAATAAGAATCTACGTCTGATTTGATTGATTTTGAATAATATTTAACATCCTCCTCGTCCCCATCCATAATATAATCACATTGTGTCCTGATATCTTTTATATGACTGTCTATATCACTGCACATATAATCAACAGGTTTACGTATATTGAATATAGCTTCTGACGTAAGACCGGTTATATCTTGTATGTCTTTTAAATTACCCATGATTTAATCAATTAAATACCAACCATCCACCTGCAAATCCCATTGCGAAAATAGATAAGATTATAGATGTGAATAATATCCAATCTTTTGCGCTTAGCTCATTATTATCTCTCTTTATTTTCTCAAGATAATCATATATAGCTGTATAAACAGCATGGTGAATATTCTCGTCTCTAGCCCTTACGATATTATCATATTCATTATATCCTAGATTATGGGTGGCGCTTTCGATCCTCATATTCCCCGTAACCTTTTTATTTACATCGAAATCGAAACTAACCACTATATCGGTGGCTAGAGCGCTGGCGATTTTGCTTTTTATCTCATCATTACTGAGATTAGCATCGTGCACTAATCGCTCATAGTCTTTATCGTCAAGAATTATCTGTTTTTTAATGTTCATATCCCTAATATTTCTGCTACATAAACAAATCCATAACATATATAATTATCAGCGTCATGCTCACCCCAATTCACATGCCATACGACGGCGCACGGGAAATATAATGGCATATCCTCAGCCATAGGATCCTCTTTTAAGTCATCAATGTTTATCTTCTCCCTCCACCTCCACAGGTCTTGGATATTGTTCAAAATTAATTTCTCCATAACTATGACGGATGTTAGATGTTAGTAATTCAATAGCTAAGCTGATCATAGCTCCCGCTTCAGTAAGTTGATTCATTTGGGCGTACATTCTATGCTCTGCACTACGATAAGCCTCTCTACTACTTATGGTGTCTAGTAAATCATCTATAGCGTTTCTAAGAAGATCGGTCATCCCATGCCCTCCTATGCCCTTGAAATAATAAATATCACGACCAGCGTAAAACATGTCCTGATATCTTTTAGCTACATACTCTATCCCGGATAGATGGTATTTCTCGTTGTCTATCTCCACCTCTCCTTCTTCTATAGCTCTCAACAACTTCCAATCTATCTTTACATCAGCTTGACGATTTTTTACCTTTACATAGGCATATCCGCCATAATGAGAACCCAGCGTCCTCATCGTAAGTTCATTGACTTTTTGTTTGTCTCCATCCATAACAATCTGGTTTTTAATGTTGATACAAAAGTAAGATTTAAACAAAAATAAAAGCATGAATAATATAAAAATAATATTAATCATGCTTAAATATAAATATATCCCTTCTAGTTCTCACGGATATACGTATTCGTACTCATCTGGAGGAGATGTCTTATATTCAACATCGCACTCCATATTGGTGTAATAGTTATCCCCTTTTCTGTATACTAACGCTACCCAACAGTCATATTTTTTGCTGTATCCTATAAGAGGGACATTAGCCATAGGCGGATTATCCTCTGTTTTGTATCTTATTCTTGTTACTTGTTTCATATTTTCATGGATATAAATATTCATATTCTTCCGGTGGATATGTTTCAAATTCGGTGTCGTACTTCATACAAGTGTAGTACTTGTCTTTGCTTCTGTACACTACTATCCACGGACAGTCATATCTTTTGTTGTATCCTAAAAGAGGAACACCTTCCATAGGAGGCTTATCTTTCGTTTTGTACCTTAATTTTGTTATTTGCTTTATGCTCATATAATCTTATGTTTAAGTAATTCCATCATCATCGAAAACAATGTGTCTACAAGAAGTTTCTCGCTACTCCAATATATAGGGATCTCATCTATATCTCTATACGTTACAGACCATGCATGTTCTAGCTTATAACATTCGAATGTACAACCCTCTATCTCATATGGGAGTAAATTCAGTAACGTCCCTACATCCCAAACAGGGTTGGATATATCCGGGGTAACGGCCTCGATCAGTCCTATACGACCAGCGTCATCCTCCATAGAATGTAATTGATCCAGATACTTGTCTCTGAAACCGATGGCGGTGGAGATAGGGAGGCCGGCCTCGACCAGCACCCTCCCCTGTTCTTTTGTGGTGAATATCCTTTCTTTCATCTAACCCTTGATCTTTTTCTCTACAGTAACGATCGTATCATTATGCCATCCCCCATGAGCCACGAGAAGAATCTCCTGCTGCTCGAAACCAAGACCGGCCCCTATACCGCCGGAGTTCCATGCGCAGGTAATGACCACCCCGCCTTTCTTGGTGATCCTAGCTATCTCATTCTTCTGCCTAGCCCAATAACTAGATTGCGTTGTTTGCATATTAACAGATCTTCCAAGTCTTTTATACGACTCAGATACCTGCCTCGGAGAATATGGTGGATCATATAATACCATATCAGCCATATTATCCTTAAGACCACGCAGGAAGTCTGTGGCGTCTTTATGATACATAGCTTTAGTATCAGGGTCAAGATCGTTGGTGATTGTCCCTATATCGCTGTTTCTGGCGAATGGATCCACTATAACCATCCCCTCTTCTCGATATTTATCTATAAGTTCCCTTATCGGTTTTATGCTGAATGTCTCGCTGTTCGGCATTGACCATTTCTTGTTTATAATCATCTCTTAACTCTGTTTTAAATTTAAGCTTCATAGTACTTCTAGGTACAGGATCGCATATGTCATCCCACCAATTCTTGTGCCCTTTCGGTGGATGTATATCCTTTTTCCATAAAGATCCCTTAACTGTCTTGATTCTTCCGTATGGTCTCATTTTGCTCGTGTTTACCTTCACATGTCACATTATATCCGTTTCTAATGACCCGAACATAAGCTCATCAGTAATCTTGCGAAATTCCTTTACAATATCATTTATCTGCTTACGTTCGATGCTCCTTAGCAAATGGGCTATCACATCCACTGTCCATCCATTGCCCGCTAAAGACATGGTCGTATTTGGGGCTATCCCGTCAAGGTAATCATCCGGCAATGTCTGTAGCCTACACATCTCCACCGGGGTCAGGTATCTGAATTTGTCTTTCATGTCAAAGGCGTTAGGATATCTTCCGGGAGGTAGTGATGAGATCACGTTATCTTTCATGACTGTTGTCAGGCAATTACTTTTCTTGATGGGAGTGGTATTCTTATCTTTTCTTATCTCCAGACATTGCGTTATTTTTATGCCCATGTCACAATCCTTTCGATACCCGTCCTCTCCTATCCTTCTACCGACAATGGTCCCTATATATCTCCCTCTTATGGCTCCCGGATTCCAACCCTTGTCATGCTCTAGAATATCATCCAATGATATATGCTTGTCTTTCGGCATTTCTACCGGCCAATTACACCAATAAAGGCGATGCCGGGTCTGTGCCGATACCAAGGCGCTATCGATCTCCACCGGCTCCACGCCAAGCTCCTCGGTGATCACCCAGCGGTGCTCGTCCCGCATCCGGACGTTCTCGCCCAAGAACAGGACCTTACCTTTGGTCTCCTTCCTTAAATGCTTTACGATGTCCGAGAAGCAAAAGAAAAGCCTTCCACGAGAGTCCATAAATCCCTTACCCTTACCTGAGCTAGAGAAGCTCTGGCAACAGAACCCTCCCATGACCAGATCTATATCTTTCCAAGGGATATCCCATGTTCTCCAGTTATTAACATCCCCTAATTGAATAATATTAGGAAAATGTTTTTGACTTACCTTTATACATGTCTTGTCTATCTCCGAGGCGTAGTAAGTCTCGATAGGTATGCCGGCTCTTTGTAATGCTAGATACCCACATGATATCCCGTCAAATAATGATAATACCTTCATATTGTCTATTGTTTATCTATACAATTCTATAGTAATTATATTATCAAAATGATCTTTGGCTATATCTTCCCCTTCTTTTATAGACATATCAAATAAAGAAGCAGGGTATGATGTTATATAATCATTCGTATTTACAACAACCCTTATTCCCTTACTCTTATCCTTGACAAGCATCAATTCGTCTATCAAATCTTGTACTGTCATATTTTTCTCCGCTTTCATAAATTCCATTTTTATTTACTTTCATGGCCAAAAATATCCTTTTCGGCTATACGTAATATACATTTGTGTATCCCCGGCAAGACCTTAACCAATTTTATACCAAAATTTTCTCCCCTTTTAACAAAAGTCCATTTACCGTATATGACCCCATGTATCATATGTTGTATTATCTCCTTGCTATCTGTCAAAAATACTTGATAATAGATACTGTTGACATAATTGAAATCCTTCCCATGATCATCTGCCGGTCTTAATATCATTACGGCGGAGGAGCATCCACGGACGAACCCGTATATCTCAAGGCATTCATCAAACTCATAATTATCGCGTTCCTCATCATGAACATCCTTAACCCATTTACATGGTCTCCCGTCCTTAAACGGGATCTTTAACTGTTTCTTTGCCATAATTGTTTTAATTATTAAATAATTCATATCTACCCTTCATCACCTATATTGCTTCTTTCTTAGCGTCATGCATTGCTTTAAATCTGTTTCTTTATGACAATTTGGTTCCCGTATTGAGGTATAATGCATAAACCTTCATTCAATCCATTTATTTCCAGTTCCCCAAAATTATTTAGATTTATAATAAACTCATTACCAACCCAATCAAAAACTCGTATGCCATTTTTAACTTCTATTTCATCGTCACCGCAGCGATGATTAATAATATGCACTTTCATTACCTTCGTCCCTGTTGTCCTATATTTATAACTCTCAATTTATCATATTCCTCTGAAAGAATCCCATGATCAAACAATTTGTTAGCGTCTATCTTAAGACTTCTATAATTGTCAGTTATATTGATATCACTCCACAAGTTCAATTTTCCCTTATCATCCAATTGCATATGGATAAAACCTTTTGTCACCTTCTTTCCGGCTTTAAGAGCCTCTACGTCTTTATCGGTAATCTTTTTCATGCTTTCGATATTTTATCATTATAGTTAAATTCATCTTTCATTCTGATCTTTATACCTCCATATGATAATTCCTTATGAGCTGTAACAAAATAATCAACCGCATCTTCATCTAATAAACTATGCGGACACCTTTCCCATACAGGGTTTTGATCTAGATGACCCCATGTGGCTACAAGTAACCTATTCTTGTCATTATCAATAGCTATTTTGTATGTCCCTGTAGTAGCCTTACGTTTAATGATCGCTCCATTTAACATCTGTTTCTTAGCCCAGCTCCATGAACCTCTCAACCCAAATGTTTTTATAACCCAGTCATTTATCTTCTTCATTTCAAGTTATTTGTTAAAAGTGTAATATAAATATAAATACATAAATTGGATAGGACTATTCACCATACCCTTATCAGTAGGATCATCGTATTTTTCAAGCCAAAAACGAAGCGCCTCCCAATCGATATCCTTACGGTCACATACCATGCAGGCTAGGTTAGCCCCGAACAGCTCCCCGCCGCCGCTCAACGACCTGTTAAACCTCTTGGCTAGTCTTCTTTTGAATCCCTTATCATACCATATCCCGGAGGTAGCGGCATAGCAATAATAAGCGTTGTACTTCATTTTCACGCCCATCCTATCAAATAAAGACGTATGCCATATCCGATCCAGAAAGAACACTATTCCACGATATATGAAAGTCCGGAGATTCTTCCTGTATTTCTTCCCTAAGAAGCTATCCACGCAAGATATAGTCCCGCCTGAATAGTACCAGTTATTGGCACCTCTCTTGACCTTATCCGTCATCTTGAACTTATTCTTTCTATCCTCTACCCTATCCCAAGGCTTTAATTTATCCTCATTAAATGTCGGGCAATAATGATAGTAATGATTGATCCATGACAGATATGGGTTGTATATCGTGTATCCATTATCGCTGACATATGAGTTCATATCATACCCAAGTTCCTTGGCTAGAATAGATCCCTCATCAGCTAATACCTTTAATATCGGATTTAAGTTCCATATCTGATCTTGGCTAACAAACATCGAATAGCATGGGTCTTCATCCTCTCCATACCATCCACCCATCCCGCTCACTATTTTATCCAAATCAAGTGAATAATCTTTCCCGGATGAAAAGTCATCTCTAAGAAAAAAACCTCTATATGGGATCATATCATGTATGCCGGGTTGGTCGTCAAATATGAACTTAGCGTTCTCGGTCAATCTAATCAATGTTTGCAAGACAGAGGATATATCTATGGGTGCATATTCACACCCATAGACCTTATTATTTATCCAAAGATATTGAAGAAGCTCGGCTATATTAATAGTCCCGTCCTCCACATATCCTGTCTTGTTATCGAAGTTTATTTTGGCTAGAGGTATATTACTCCCTTGTGGTTGGTCACTTTTTTCATTACAACAATGCACGAACCTGCCAAAGAATATATCCTTCCAGCCAAAATATTTATCCCTTATCGTCATAAGCCTATTTCTTGTCGTATAACGACATGACGTTAATAAGATCAGCTTTTCTGGCCATCCCCTCAAGTTTATTAAAGCCATCCATATTATCTCCACTGACGATAATAGTAGGATATACCTCTATACCGTACTTGGATATCTCCTCATCCGTGGCTTTGTTCTCCGGGATCTGGTTTAACGTGACCTCACCCTCATATTCCTGTAACGTGTTGGCGATAATATATCGCATGTAATCGCTGTACTCAGCGTCTTTCTTCGTGAAAAAATCAATTCTTACCATTTTTAAATAGTTTTTAATTTGTTAATAATTAAATCCGCTGTAAATATAGCGTTATCTACCTCATCTACACTCAACCTCCTCCCATCGAAATCGTTGGACAATAAATCTTTTACGATCTGATATCTTCTCAACTCCCAATCTATGTCTATATCAAAATTAAGATGCCTTACACAATCATAATTCAGCTCCTTACGATTCTTATCAAGGTACTTAACTATCGGGAATGAAGTACCATTGTCAATAGTACGTGCGATCACATTAATGTACCTACCAGTCCTTTTGTCAATAGCTTTTAATTTCTCGTCTACTATTATTTCTCCTGATCCTTCCATTCTATTAACCCTTTGTTATGTTTATCGTAATATAATAACGCTATGGCGTTCCAACAAATTTGTGCCAAATGCATCAGCCCTGTCTCCTTATCATATCTCTCGCCTTTCATGTACGCCGTCATATGGCGAAGTAAAGCCGCTCTATATCTCTCAAATCCATCAGGTATATTCTGCCATGAATTGTCGGCGTATTTCTTAGCCCCCTCCGTATATACCCTCACGATATCCTCTATCTCAGCCAAAGGAAGGAGATCCCACCGAAGCTTGCCGTCGGCCCGGTCGTCCTTGCCGCTGCCGTCTTTCCCGCTTTCCACCACCGCGTCTCCTATTTTTGGCTTCCCGAAATTCATCGCCTCATCTGCCGTCTCATCATCAATAAGCCTTAACTTGATAGCCCTGCTTAACGAGACAACCATCTCCTCATCAACCCAAATAAATTTATATGTCTCATCAAATAACGGTTCTATTTTCATTATCCCCGTATTGTCGGCGGTTTCAAGTACCTCAAATACCTCACCATCATAAACAACCTTGTCGTATTTGCTAAATTCCTCTTTCATTTCAAACTCCTTTTTGTTTTATTAATAAAATTCACTAAGATCCCTGCATTCCGGTGTCTCTCCTGTCATAGAATAAAGCTCACCAGATGATAGATATACGCAATGCGAGGTCTTCCCGTCTCTCCACTCGCTTTGCTTCGTAATTCCGCAAATAGCGCAGCGTTGGATCCCCGGCCCCGCCTTTACCCACGAGTGCCGTACGTTTTTCTTTCTTGTCCTGTTGGTGTCGTCAAGTTTTCTCATGATCAATCCTCCAAGGCCGTTACAATTTTATCTTTCCCGATAATAACCTCGTTCCCGCTTCTTACATCAAAGCATCTCTCACCCTCTGCCTCCTTGAAATAAAGAACGCCATTGTACTCGAATAAACCGAAGCCGTAATCATCTAGCTTCATTTCGTTAAGTTTCTTGAATTTGCATACGTTTTTCATATTCTCCATATTATATTGCATTACTGGAAATATCATTATGATACTTATACCTATCACAAGCAGCCCTGTGTAAAACTTTTGTGAATCATATTTTTCCCATCCCTCCATCATCATGACAAAGGAGATTACTATTATTATAATAATAGATATCAATCCTACCATATCACATCCTCCTCTCTTTCAAGAATCCCATCATATCCTCCACGCTAAGTTGGAAGCCGGCAGCCGCCTTATGACCGCCTCCACCGGGATTGGCCTTGCGTGCCAGCACCGAGACATCCACCTCCTCTTTGGTGGTATAGAACGAGCATCTAAAGAATCTTCCGTTCCAGCAAAATGGCATCATCAGATCATGTCTTTTAGGGTTATACATAGATTCAAATGTAGTAGAGTTAAACTCCGTGGTATTCATACATATAGCCTTGTACCCAAATACATCAGCCTCGAATGAGAATATATTTATCTCGCCCCTGTTTTTCTCAACGATATACTCCAGTATCGCCTCCCCGTTCCTTATCATGTCATATATGAAGTCATGATCGCCATCCATGGCCCTTGCCGCCATATCCACGTCAAGACCACAATATCCTCTCATCCCGTATTGGAACGCCATGACATCACTCCATTCGAAGCGATCATGATCCCATACATCATAAGCGCTCAATAATTTTACCACGTCAGGGGTTTCGATATCATCGAAAAGATATTCCCACGTAAGCTCACAAGCCGCCGTTCCGATACGTCTCTTGCCCTTTACCTCGTAATCCCTCATATCGTCTATGGCGGTCTTATGATGGTCTATCCATACGACATCTATACCTTTCTCTTTCCACTCATCGAAAAGGAATCTTGTTCTGTTTCCAAATGACACGTCAACTGCAAACACCTTATCATATTTATTCACGTCAGGTATTTCCTTGCCGTAATTGTAAGGAAGAAGATCAATGTCCCCTTTGAAATACTTTTTTACTATAGCCGCTGACATTACTCCGTCAAGATCAGCCTCATGATATATACATCCTGTCATAATCTATTGTTTTTGATTAAAAAATCTATGTATTCTTTTATATCCTTGTTCCTATCATTATCCCAGTCAAATGTCTCGTTTATGAATTTGAAGTACGATACTGGGATCGAATGCAACATCCACCCACAATATTTCCCGAATGTCATTACCGTAGAGCCAAGGGGATGATCCGGTCTCCCGGGAACAGGGGCGGCGGTTACGCCCTGCGCCAGCCCCCTCCTACGATCTTTCTTGGCTGCTTTGATATCCAGATCTGTTTTCGTTACCTTATCCCCCATCGGGATATTAGTTATTAGCTTATCGCCGATAAACATCCCCCATCCATATCCTTTGTAGTTCTCTATACTAAGTTTCCTTATATCACCGAACCTTGACGAGTTGTTACAACAATCAACGACCAAAGCACTATCCTTTCCGTCTTTTATACGGACTGCCCTTCCAAGCCACTGATAAAACGATGAGAATGAGAATGTCGGTCTCCCTACTATCACGCAATCCAGACCCGGATGATCGAATCCCGTACCGAGGGCGGAATAGTTGAACACTACCCTCGTCCCACCTGACTTGAATCTCTCGACTATAGCCTCCCGCTGCTTCTTTGGCGTGCCTCCGTGAACTACCTCCGCCATGCCAGCGCATATCTTGGCGTTCATCCATTCGGCGGCAGTATTACAGCTCTCAACAGAATCCATAAATACCAGTATAGATCTGCATACGTCTTTTAATACCATCAACCGACGTAAAATAAGGTTGTTTAAGCCGTTTTTTCTCACCGCCTCACTAATAGACTCAGCCGTATATTCGGAGCCGTTAGAATTAAGTTTAAGGGCATCCCCATTGAAATCCCATGTCTCATATTTAAGAGGTGTCCAAAATCCTTGCCTTATCATCTCCTCTACCTGTATCACGTGAATCAGGTTCTTGAAATATACCGGTCTCATACGAGTGATGAAATTAAGTTGGGAATATGATGTCTGTCCTATCGACATGTTTTTAAGTCTACATGGCGTGGCTGTAAACCCTATCACCTTTTTCGGTTTCAGTTCATTCATGAATGTCATAAACTCGCTACCATCCTCCGGGCTATAACCAGCATGAGCCTCATCTATCAATACATTTCTGATCCCCATCTCCTTAAGCTTATCAACAACCTTCTTGATAGACCCTAACGTGGCGTATATCATGTTAGACAGCTCTTTCTTACCACAGGAAGCGGAGTAGATGGTAGCCGGTATGCCATACGACGTTATCTTGTCGTGGTTCTGTTGCAGCAATTCTTTTGATGGTTGTAAAATCAGCGTCTTATCTCCCATCAATCTAGCCGCCTCTGCTATCAGCAGTGACTTACCGCAACCTACCGGCCCTACGATTAATACCGGATCGCTCCTATCAGAGTTTATGTAATCGGAGATACTTTTAACACACTCCTCTTGATATGGTCTTAACTTGTATATCATTTGGATCTGTAGTTATCAAAAACGTCTTTTACGTACTCTAATCTTATCGCACACTCCCGGTCATCGTCCATTTTCACCATCAAAGTCTCTTTGGTCTTGCTTATGGCTATCACCTCTCCTACTCCTATCTGGGTATGGACTATATCGCCTAGCTTTATATTACATTTGATCATGGTCAAGCTTTTTATTAAATTCCTCTATCTTGCTCCTGTCTGTCTCCTTGGTCATCTTAGCCTCTTCCTTAAACATATCATACCCTTCCCGGATATTGTCGCCAACCATATTCTCTATCATCTCCCTTAGCTCATCGCTTCTTACGGCAAAAGATATCTGGAATGATTTACTTGTGCCTTTCATCAGGTAATCAATCTCCTTCTTACATTCTGCCATTAACCGATCCAGATTATCGAACTTAACGAACTTGGAGTTACCATTGGCTTTTCTTACCCCATCCTTGAAATCCTCCAATATCCCGTTAAATACATCCGCCATACACATCATGGAATGTAGCCATACCAGCATATTGAATTTATATTCATTATCAGCATTATTCATCAAGCCTATCAAAGACTCACTTTTTGTCAACATGATTTTAGATTCTCGATCTACGATATCCTTTATCTCTTGCCGGTATCTCATGGCTCCAACGAAATCCATTTTAGAATAACATTCATTTGATTTCTCTACCAATTTCCTGATATCCTTTCTAGACATCAGAAGATCTAATATCTGTTTTTCTTTTTCACTTTTGTACATAATTAGCTCTTTTAGTGATACAAATATAATTAAAGCCTAGATATTTACCTAGGCTTTTTAATAAAGTTAATCTTTTTTATTCTTTCTTTTTGACTCATCCCAATCCGATGAGTACCTGCATGTCCCTTGTTTGTGGATCGAGAAATCGCACCAAAAACACAAGGGCTTGGGGCGGGGTTCAAGGCAGGCCGGCTGGCGTCCCATGAGGTAGCGCTTCTCGTACTTATACCCCTGTTTGGCGTCGTCCCAAACGTGAGCTTGATAGCTATCTATTTTATTTGTCTCGAAATCATACATGTCAAGGAGAATATCGTTAAGTTCCTTGACCGATCTCTCTACTTTCTCCTTATCTACCTTCACGTTCTGATTGTCCAGCATGCGGGTAAAGAAATAGCTGCACATATCCGGCAATACCTTGTACTTTCTCAGTATGTAGAAGGCGTATATCGGATGCTGGAGATTGTGAAGCAGCTTATCCTCATCGAATAACTTTCTCCCGGACTTCCAGTCTATCGTATACATAGCTATCCTGTCTTTTGTTTTATACTCTCCACGCCAGTCCACCGATCCTATGATATGTACCTTATCGTACGTCACGCCATCCAAAGTAAGTGGCTTGGGTAGCTTATAGGGCAGGACGAAGTCCTCCTCCACGCCGGCCGGCCTCGACCCCCGGATCACCTTCTCCATTGGCGTAAGATTGGACCATGCCTTCTTATAATTGCCAGCAGCATCCTTCTCAAACAACCCCACAATCCATCTTATTAACCTAGCCGCATGTTGCATAGACTCGATCTGGGATTTTACGCTATCAAAAGGAATCTGTTCTATATCGGCGTAGTAATTGAAAGCCTTACTCATATCCTCATAAGAAGGTCTGCATCCGTTCTTGAAGAAGTACTCCATCGTCTGGTGGATAACCGTACCATATGACGTAGCCTCGTGCTTCTCCGTGGATCTGTGACCCTCCACGTAAGTCTTATACCACTTATACGGACATTGGACAAACGTGTCTATCTGTGAGTAGGATGCGGCAAGCACCTTCTCGCCGCCTATGGTCTTACATAGCAAGTTATTCTCCGGAACGATCATAAAGCCTCTCCGTATTTATGTCACGCTCATATAAATCCATCGAAATATTCTGTAGGTTATGCAAATACCTTATCTGGATAAGCTCGCTCAGGTCATCCTCCATATCCCTAAGTCCGAGATAATACTCGTCGCCAAAAACCTCCATGGTCATCCCGTGTCCACGATATACGTCCCTATTCTTGTCACTCTTAAAACCGATAGCATCAAGAAGGTTATCGTCTATCTCAATAGGCATGACATCATCTTCCCCTGAATACCATTTCATTATCCCATCATCAACCTCACGTTCAAGGATTAATGATCCACTTTCATTACACATACCGGTAACGCACCCTACTCTCCATATATCGCCAGCTTTGTCTTTTACAAGATTGCCCGGCCTTAACTCCTTAACTGAAATCATATTCTTCCTCCTCATGATCGTCATCACAATCATCGACAAGAGGGGTCTCTAGCCCCTCTTCCCAATCATCATATCCGAAATCCATTTATTTGTCTTTTAGATAATCATACAACATACCCATAAGCTCTCCTACCGTCAATTCGTGATAAGGCTTGACGTTAAGTGCCTCATCGGGTATACATTTACCCGTTTTCTTTTCCACTTCCATTATGACTTCTACAAAATCAAGGGAATCCATAGCCATATCCGTATCCAGCTTATCCTCGTTCATTATCTGAGCGGCATGATCAAGACCATTAAATTCACCCATCTTCTCGAATATCGCCTCCTTGACTACTTTTTCAACTTCTTTTCTTTCCATACTAAATCGACATTTTCAATCTTCTACCTAATTCTTTTTTTATATCCGATATCCTTTCGATATCCATCTTAACATCGCCTGTGATAGCGTATTCCTTATCCATTCTCTTTGGGGGATCCGGAAGCCGGCTTATGGCGAACAACCATGCCAGCTCCTTGTTCTTGTTCTCCCTAAGATACAAGTCAGACGTCATGCCATACATTTTTATGATCGTATCGAATAACGTTGATTCCGATAAACTCATATGCACGCTATACACATTTGATGGTTTCCAGATCAAGTTATCCAATCTCATCGTATACTCACGTTTAAGATCTATGTGGGATATTACGGCTCTTACTATAGGTTCTTCCTTGAAGTTGGTATTAGCCACGAACCATACGAGCCTTTTCTCTACCTCCTTAATAGCCCCTGTATCCTTCCCCATATCGTTATATACCCCAACGATACGGTCCCGGATCCCCTCGACCTCCGGTGTCAGACCGGGTGTCTCTATCAGCATCAGCAGCGACCCTCCCCTTGGCGTTATCTTCCACTTCCCATTCTTCTGAAGCTCGATATAACCAGATGCTTTATAACTATCTATTTTCTCCTTTGGAATGACGCTAGCCATCTCCTCTTTCTGCCGGATCATCAAAAGATACCCGACATCAGACATCGTTAATCCTGATGTCATCATCTGTTCAAAATTTATATACATAAGCTAATGAGTTAAAATATTGACCTGATCTTTCTGGCTACCCTCTCGACTATATCGGGATGATCATTTCCGTTATATATATCTATTAGCGTATCTATTATATGTAACCTTATGTTTTTCTTTGATGAATGAAACCAAAAATCTCCATTTTTTCTGTTTACAGGTTTGAACATCTTCAGTTCTGGTATAAGATAACACGCCACACATGATCTTTCAGCAAGTGATAATTCAACCGCTGCCTTTTCTATTGCTCTGCACATAAATGTATAATTATCATTCTTTATTAGATCGTAAGCTCTTCTCAACACCCTAAGGGCGTCTGCTTTCGATAATCTCTTTCCCTTTTTCATACTGTTTTACCGTATAAGATTCATTAGCCATACCAACTCTACCAACTGATATAGATTGATTTATAGATTGGTTAAGATGCCCTACAACCGACATCTTAGCCCTAACCGTATTAGCGCATCTTAGAAGGATTCGATAATCCTCTAACGCCCTCTCGTATCTTACGTCCACCCTAGCCCTTTTATCAGCATCAGTCATGCTCTTACATGTTCCGTCCTCCCTCAGGCTTATAGCGATCTTGTCCCGTATGATTCTGATATCATCCTCGGCTATCACCAGTTCGGCGTCAAGAACCCCCTTGTATGAGCTAAGAAGATCCTCCACCGCCACAACTTCCCTTTTTAGGTTCTCCAATTCCAATATCATTGAGTTGTCATTTATCCTTTTATACTCCTGTACTTTATTGGATACCTCATCACAGATACTCATGATCTCCTTTTCCCGTTCCCGGTTTATGATATATCTGATGCTGTATTTAGCCATTTCCTTTAACGAGGATATAATTTCCTTTATCCCCATCTTATCCTCAACCGACAATACGGTCTTCAAGAACATTTCCAGCACCTTTATCACTACAAGCAAGTAATTATGTCTCAATCTCATGTCAATAAGGTGTTTCGTCATATACTATATTGAAATCATCACTAGGCGGTATATATTGTTGCTCCAACGGGATACTGGGAGGCGGGGGCGGCAGCGTCACCACGGTCGTGTCCGGCTTGCCGCTACCCACGGGGGCATCCGAGCCTCCCGGTCTTTCTTGGCGCACCACCCCTCCATCAGGATAATATCGCTCATATCCTTTCATGATATCTACATGTATCGCATCAATCTCCTCTAATGACCGTTGACGGACCTTTACGATATGATGGAATAATAATCCATCCACACGGAAGGATCGTCTTGATTCACTTTTAAAACGTTCCAGATTAGGATACCATCCTTGCGGAAATTGCATGTATGAGGAGTACCCGTATCTCTTCGGGATATTTAACGCTACCATAGCCGTACATAACTGTCCCAATGTATCTGATTGATAAAAATCAGATTGCTTTGGCATATGATCTTTTGGATCCCGTCGTCCTTCGATATCACGATTGAGTTGGGATATTATAAGAAAGAAAATATTAGGAAAAGTCCTTTTAGCTATATTGCACATGGTTATCAACGAGTCGATATTCCTTTTGGCATCTCCTGAACCTTGTATCAGGGCCGTATGATCTATAGACACGAATACCATTTTTTTATCTTTGTTTATTGGCATATACTCATTCCACAGAAAGTTTTGAAGCTCATCTACGGTTGATGGTTTAGGGATGTATGTTATTCTGCTGGAGTTTTCCTCCTTAAGACATTTCTGCATTTCCTTTATCTCTTCATCAGACATCTCGTTAAGGAGAATATCTTGTATATCCTTTCCCATTTTTTTTGATAGTGAACGCAACATCAAATCTTCTGGGTTCATCTCAAACTCACATCTTAACCATACATAATCATCTGCCTGTGGATTGATATTGACATTCATCACATTGCTCATGATCTTCTGCGCCAAATAAGACTTGCCGACTCCGGGCCTGGCGCCGATAGCCACCGCATGTTGTGGGTAGAACCCTCCCAGCAACGCCTTGTCAAGATAAGCGTATCCAGTACGAGCCGGGAGAAGCTCTCCCGACTGATACTTTCTTATTCTCTCATAGGCATCCATGATAATCTCCTTGGATGACCTCCATATCCTATCCTCACTCATCCTCTTGCGTTTCTATCGCCAGCCGTATCGGATTTAGATCCTCTGTTAGCTGATCTTGATTTATATCTTAACCCCTTAGCTGTATGGCATAGGTCCTTCCCCTTCCGATAAGCCTTTCCCTTCAACTTATCGGTCTTGTAGTTCTTACGACCCAACTCCCGTCTCTTAGCTTTCTGCTCAGGTCTGGCGTTGATCTTCTTATCCGTCTCAGCCTTCTTCTTTCTGGCTTCCGGATGTGTTCTGTAATATTCAGTCGATCTCCCCATCCTCTTCGTCCTCCTCATCATCATAATTCTCCATGATAAGATCCTCTCCATCCAGATATGAAGCTTTATCCTTTAGCCTAGATCTCATACTCTCATAAGGGTCATCTCCGTTCTCCACCTCCCATATGCATGCGTATGGGCCTATTATATCACTTAACTTCTCGGCTCGATCCTTACTTATTCCTTTCTCTATCATCTTATCCTTGCAATAAGACTTGTCGAACATCGACCCTCCTACATAATATCCAGTAGGCTTATGAATAAAAATTACCTTCATCTTTTATATAATTAATATTATCTACCAAATTTATTATTTCTCTTCTTTATACAGTCGCCATAGCTCATATCCATATCACACACCACCGTATCGGTCGTGTTGTTTACCACATGGAACAGGAACTCCGGGCACCCGTGGCAGGCGTTGCTCCCGATCGCCACCGCTCCGTGCCTATGGCAAGCCTTCTTTACCATGGTTCTATCATATATCCGTATATGATTATCGCCATACTTTTCAATATATCTCATGGTATTAAGTAGTGATGGCAAAGACATCTTATATGGGGATACATGTTCTATTGGTATATCCAATTCACCAGATAGGCTTTTGTAAATATCCTGTACATCCCGTTTTGTCCTATACGCAAATATATTAATCTCAGTCATTACCATATCCATACTCCTAAGAAGATCCGGCTTAGCCAGCCTCCCCATCGGTTTCCCAAAAGGATCGGATCTCATCCAAGCCCTACACTTCTCGCACCCAACTTGCTTCCCCTCCACCGTATTTATCATAGTGGATGGGATCTTGCAATATGGACATACGGATCCGTTTAACATAGCTTTCTGGGCTAAAGACAGTTCTTTCATACCTTTTCTTCTATCTCAACATTAAATAGATTGCAGAATCTATCAAAATTTCTGTTCTCTATTCTCATATCCTCCTCATACCTGTCAACCGATTTGATGAAATCATTATAACAGTCCTCGCACATCCATTGATTGATTACCGCTACATAATAGCCCACGGACGTAGGTCTGTTACACATATCGCAAATACCTAAGCACCCATATCTGGTGAGCTTATCCATCATCTCCTGTCTTGTTATTTCAAGAACCTTGAATTTCTTGTAATTGTCAACTACCTTTGCCATTGTAAATTTGTTTAATAATAAAATAATCCGCTATATCCATTCCCTCATTTATATTGGGTTTTGATTCTAGAAAATTACTTATCTCTATATTCATCCCCCTCATATCCTTGTCTACCTTCTTTCTCCATTCGTTGAAAGCGTCGCCCTTATCCGGGTACAGGACTATCCGCCTCCTACCCAATGTCTCTATCATCTCCCTTTTCAGCATATGGATACCGCCACAGGCCATAAACAACCTACTAGGGTACACGATGTTACAGATAACAGCCGTCTTCTCTGACTCTACTATATACACCGGAGCGTCATTGGGATAGAAGTTGATAAGAAACTCCCCGAACAGGCATTGCCTAAGCAGGTAATCCTGACCGTCCAGTATATGCACCCAACATACATGATCCATGGGAACCTTTACCCTCTTCCCGTCAGGCCCGTAGTCCATTATCTTCCCGGTCCGCACTACCCAATTCTTATCCAGTTGCCAGAACACACAGCACTTACCCCAGTCCCCGAATCTCATCATCCCCACCTTATACAAGCTAAATGCCCTATTGGTATGATACGATCCGAAGATATTGGATAGATAATCCTGAAGATCGGATGTCTCGAAAGGATTAAGCGTCTCAAACATCTTGCTTACCGGAATGCAGTTGGCTATATCCGGATCCATAGGAGGTCTGTACCTCCTTAATACTTTGTTTGAATCGGTAAAAAGATCATTGTTCCCAAGTTCGCTCCCTGTTGGATATTTAAAGTAACCACATTTATTTTTATGATCACACACCCCAAACTGCTCTCCAACGATCTGACCGGTGGTTACGTCCACGTACGGCGTAAAACACTTATCCTTGCCGCATTGCGGGCACGTCAGCTTCCTCCTTGGTTTGCTATGATCCAGCTCATACCGATGAACGCTCTTATTGAACTCCCTAAATTCCATCACCCTCTCCTCTCATTCATGACTCTATATATATAGTCCCTCAGCGGCTCTTTCCTTACCAACTTATTAACATCAAACTCGCCTTCTATATCTAAGGATCCGATTCTTGATGTAACCGTATAATTAGTTTTCTCGAACTTATACTTTCCTTGAAGATATACTACGGTAGCCATATTCAATATAGGGTTGTCAGTCTGTCTCTTCAACTTATATTGGCTGGTCTTTGCGGTAGGATCACCCGGAGCGAAGTTATATATCTCCTCTATCTCCAATATCTTTCCATAGTTCTCTAATATCATTCTTCTATATAACTCAAGTTGGAAAGCATACTCGTCATAGAAATTGCCTTTCCTGTTTGATTTGAAGTCCAATATAGCGAATATCCTCCTGCATCTCTTTATCTTCTTTTTCTCCGTCTTAGGCTGACCTTTCTTGGCTCCCGTCTTATAGAACTCTCCTGTCTCGACCTCTATCTCCACCATCTCCGGCTCGCCATCCATCTCCACCACTGCGTCCACCGAAGAAGCTACTTTCAATCTCCTTGACCTCAACATCTTTTCGATCAATACAGGTTTTACATGTCTTTCCTTGCAGAATATGGCAAATGATATCAGATCCTCTATCAGTTCATCAATGTTATCCACTAATATCCGCTCCATCCTATACTTGTCTATTCTTAGCTTGGCTTCCTTGACCACCTTCCTGATCCATGTCGGGATCAGCTTTATGTTAACCCCGGTCAGATACAACCCAAATAGATAATGCATGATAGTACCCAGATCAGCCCTGTAGTTAGCGTACTCATTAGGATCCTTACCCTTGAGCCTCATCTCATTCTTCCACTTCTCCAAGGCTCCGGACGTATCACAATACCCATTGGCGATATTGTTAGTGGCTCCATCGTATATGATAGGATACCCATCAACATCCATCTCATAATACACACGTTTGCCGGCGACAGTCATTCTATATAACACAGGTGTCGGGATATCCTTTATCCATTCAGCGGCATAATACTGTTGCTCTGTCTCCAGATCATACTCAACCTCCATCTCCTCATTAGGCTCGTTTTTAGGCTCTTCAACAGGCTTTTCCTCCTCGACCATATCTTTCTTCGGGACCGTTGATAAAACGTCTAATATGCCAAAGAAAGCGGTAAATTTAGGATCTGTATGATATGATCTTAATACTGGTAATGATGATCGCCAATAATATGACGACGCATTCTCGTCCTTTATCTTGCCTAAAATCTTGCCTAAAGCCGAACATCCTATCTCTCCATCATCCGCAATAGCCACATTGTGTCTCTCGGATAAACGAACTTTCATCTCATCAAACAATTCTTGATCGCTTATGACTTCTATGATCGTCCCATAACTATATACTGTGTCACTTATAGCCTTATATCCTAGGTCTAAAAGTAATCTTTGTTTTCTTCTATCCATGATAATAATCTGGTTTTTAATTTACCATCCTCCTCGACTTTAGGTGCGAGATCCCTCATCCGTCTGGCTGCCAACAGCCATACGTTGCCAAACTCGTCCAAGAGCCGGCTGAAATCCATCGTATCTAACAGATAATCGAATTTTGCATGCTCATCAACCGTCAAGTAGATAATGTTATCATTATCCTCGGCAACTGATTTATATTTCCGTTTAGGGTATAAGTGGCATATGTTGCTTACCCCCGGGCATGGTATGTATGCGCCGGTAGCAGATCTCCTTGTCATACTCAATCTAGCCACATGGGCGCCAAAGAAAACGGCTATGCTCTTCCCCTTTGGCTTGACCTTCACCCGTATCGCCGCCCTTTCCTTTGGCGGTAGCTCCTTGGCTCTGCACGCGGGACACAACCCCTTACTCCTTATGGTTACCATCCTCCCACATCTCTCACACGGTAACATCCTACCTCTCATGCCTTTTTCTTTTTATAACTTTTGTTGAACTCCATAAGGCTCATAGCCCTATACCTCTTAAGCCTATTAATCTTACCCTCAGTCCAATCTTGATCCTTGAAGTTGATGATCGTATCGAATATCTGAGCTAGTTCCCGGATATTAAAACTCCTGTTTTGTATCTTCTTATAGAACCCCGATCTGCTATATCCTAATTTAGAAGCTAGATAAGTTTTGTTAGACAATGTGAGGATACGATAAATCGTACCCTCCATTTTACTTATCTCCATCAACTTCTCGGCTATGGACGACGTGGTTTCGTAGCTAGCTTTACTGCCTACTATCCTCATTTTTCTCCGGATTCCTGATCTTACCATCAAACTCGTAGAAGTCCATCAGTTTCTTCTCTTCCTTGATACAAGTGACAACGAAATCTGATATGGTTCCTTTCATGCCTTCCTCGAAATTCTTTTTGGCATGATCAAGGTCATTGGCCCGAACGATGTAGTTAAACGCCTTGCGTTTCTCATTGTTCGATTTCTCGTCTATCGTAATATAATCAGCCGTGACCTTATAGAACCGGTCTCCATCCATGGCAAACAATTCCGCTATCCTGAATCGTTTGATATCAACGCTAAACTCACCGGATATGAATGGCTTCATCTCCTCTATGATTCTAGCCTCACATTCGGTATAAGAAAAGGCATCTACTAAATACTCTTCCTTTACCTTCTTCTTCATGCCGTTCTCGGCATCGGTCTCATAAGAAACCGTACATTTAAACCAATTGTGCATTTTAATCTATATTATTGTTAAACAAAGGATAATCTTTTATTCCTTCACGAATATATCTTTCCGTATCATCATCCACGCCATAAGCCTTCTTGAAAAATATCATAGCCTTATCCGTATCATTATCCACCAGTGGTAGATATTCCCTTGCAAAAAGCGACCTAAGATAGTTCATATTATCAATCCTATGTCTTATATCGGCTACTTTATCCCATATCTCGGCCCGAATTTTACTCATTTTCTTCATATTTCTCTCATATCTCTCTAGCTGGTCTTTATATTCCGCCTCAATCTTATCGTTCTTATCCTTGATAGACTTATAGGTCTCCTCGTCTTTCGTATCAAACATCGGAGTATGTTTGATATTAATTATATCCAATTTGCTGTATAGCTTTTCATTGGATACGGTGAAATCATATCTAGTCCTGTACAGATCAAAGTCACTTAAGAACTTAGCTATTTTAATAGCATCATCCTGATCAAGAACGGCTATATTCAATTCTTCTAAATAGTAGAAGAAATGGGATGGAGAAATAGGTTTACAGTCATATGTCCTCATGATTGGAGGCTCATCCATAAACCTGACACCTTCCTCCGCACATCTTATTACGATCAATTTCTCTACCTGCTCATCAGTAAGATCATATATCTCCTGATCGGTCATCTTATCAATTGTCTTCATCATCCTCATCCTCCGATATCGTTACAGCCTTTGTAAACTTTTGTTTATAGACCTCACCCATAAGGCAGGCGAAAGTCCTATCATCCATACTAGCCATAGTATTGGACTCTACCATAAGATTCATCTCGATGTTCTTTACCAAGATTTCATAGTTATCATCATCTTTTTTATAGAAAATGACTTTACCACCATACTCGAAACCATCATCCCCGGTCTTAACCATATCGATGATCCTCTCTAACTCCTTTACAAATTTACTCTTTTTCATATGTGTAATTTTTATGTGTCTACAAAAGTAGACATTTTGTTTTTGAATTAAATTAAATAAACATTATTAATAGTTAATACGCTTAGGTGATTATATACCATTTTACACTAAAATCGTAAAATGGTATATAATCACCTTATCCTCCATATATCTTAAGCCCTTTTATATTGTATTTGCTTATATCCATACACAAATTACACCCTCCATGACAACAACACCACGAGCAAAAGGCTAGTCGCTCCTGCTCCGGCCTACCTTGAAACTCCACTGCCGCCCTATACCATGCCGGGGATAATACCCTGACCTTCTCCGGTACGGGCGGTGTCATGAGCACCGATCGCCGCCTTCCTTTGGCATCCTCCCTACCTCTCATCTGGATTATCTTTTAACAGTTCAGCTATCTTCTCATCCTTCAACATATTTTGCTTTCTCATGTTATCTACGATAAAGGCAGCGAACGCCATATCATACCTTTTCCTTAACTCATTGACAAAAGATTTGGCTTTTGATTCTACCATTGTCTCGATGTTTCTGTCTATAACTTTCTTCATCCTGCCTCTTATAAACTCGTCTACTGTCAACTCCTCATCCATATAATCTAACCTGAATCTATATTTCTTCTCGCTGGCGTTCTCGACAAGATCGTTCATTGATTCTCTCGCTATATCCTCAATCTTCTCTGATATCGGATTGGATATTTCTCTCATCAACTCATTCTTGAACTTTTCTTTAAGTTCATGTATTATAGCTAACCTGACCGAGCTGGTAAACTCCTCTTTCAACGTCGCTTCATTGTACATAGCTTCCTCGAATACATCTTCCAAATTTAATTCTACTTGAATTTTCATATCATTATATTTTAATAAATTATAAATTTTTTAGGCATATAATTATCATGTATTATTTCCCCTCATCTTTTAATATTAATTTCTTCCCGATCTTTTTAATTTTTGTCGGTCTTGATAATCGATAGTCTCTTTCTATCGGTCTATTAAGTACATCATCCTTGTGCCCCTTGTATCCTTTCTCGTAAGCACTAACCCTTGCGCAAAACTCAACCACATCGCCTGGCGATAAATCAGCACCACTAAATCCTTTTGTTAAATCGAACCACAAATGATCTGATACTATTTTGCTATCAAGTGTCACATCTTGTAAAAGCATCGTTTTTACAGGTCCAATGTATCCATTCCTAAATCCAAATCTAACAAAGGTTGCTGTAAACACATGGCGTCCTTTTGATCCTATTGTTCTCAATTCTTCTCTCATCTCCTTTCTTATTTTTTATTCATAAAACCAGTAATTTTCTTCAAATACCCTTTTGTCATCTCAATAAAGTTCACGCAATCCAGCTTGCTCAACTTGTAAATCAAAGCCGGGTTATGAATTACGGCTATAATTTGTGTTTGCGGTTTATGAAATGACAATACCTTGTACAGATCCATGATATTGTCAATATCTAAATTCCTGTCCGGCTCATCCATAAGGATTGTATACTCAAAATCCTTCTCCATTAATACCACATGATTGTCTTTGTAGTATTTTAAAAGATTGTCGATCCTGTTTGCCCAGAACTCATTTGACTTTTTCTTAAATTCCATAAGCTTCTGTATCGGAAACGCATACTCATCTTGGTTAAACACAAAATCAAAGAGCGAGTTCATGGCATGAAGGTTCTTCTCCCCAGAGGACCTAGATGCTCCATTCATATACAAACTTAAATTATTGATATTATCCAATATATCATCCTTTCTCATTTCAGTTTGCTGTAGGAGATGGAATACCTTCCCGATATAATCCGACTTAATACTGATCCCGTCAAGCACCTTGTCATCATCAAATATATCCGGGAAATACAATGCTTCTGACGGTAATTCAGAACACATCTTTTTCTCGCACAACATGTACTTCGATATCATATTCAGGAGGGTTGATTTCCCGCTCCCGTTCTTGCCTACAATCACATTCACGCCGGGCTTGAATATAAACTCAGAGCCATTTTTGAACGCTTTTATCTTTTGGATATATTTAAATGGAGTCTTCTTGTTGTCGTCTATCCTTATAGAAGTTATCATCTTATATGATTTTGTGTTTAATTATTTAAGCCTTTCATCAATCGCCAAATCAAATATCTTATCAAGACATTTCCTCATCTCCGCCGCCCCGATGATCGCCTTTCGATTCCCGAACGAGAGCCACGAAGTAATGAACCCACTGACCTCCGCGTCCCGCCCGGAATACCGCCTTGGGAACTGGACGGGATCGCTGGCAATAAAGTCGGCGTTTTCGTATTTGTCCGCCATGCATTTCGGCATGTCTACAAATTTGTCATTCATTGTTTATCCCTTCATTTGTTCGCATGCCAATTTTTCAAGTTCCGGTGTAACGTTGGTATTCATTATGCCTTTCAAGCAAGGGCATTGTCGCCAGACTATATCATAAATCTTTGACAATTCAATCAAAGCCTCATTGTTTGATTCAACTGTCATAATCCAATTGTCCGGCGATATCTCTATCTCCCTGCATGGTATTTCTTTCTTGCCTTTTGGCATATATCCGTTCTGATAGTCTTTTACATTACATCTACCAAAATATCTTCCAGTGAGTATTCCGTTTTCGTCCGTCTCAAACAACCCTCCTGTCCATCCTATCTTATGGATGTTCTCCGTCCACGTTCGAGTGGCGAATAAAAACTTTTTTACAGGAACTTTTGAAAATGCATCAACATCATGGATACTCCCGTCCGGCTCTTTGAATATCGATGATTTTCTTTTATTCTGGCAACTCCCGTCTAAGCCTATTTTTTCCCATTCGCCATCGTCAAATCTCAAAGGAGAGATTATATCAAAACTGCAAAGTTTCTTGACGAGATTGATTTCAAATGGTGCCGAGAATCCGCTGTTACCATGAGAAGAGAACAGCGCGACAGCTTCTATTACCTGTTCGCACATCCATTTGTTAGGACCGTCCTCTTCTTTGCTATATCCGGCTAATTCCAATTCTCTTATCGCATGTTTACATAAATTACTGTTTGCGATAATATACCGAAGAGCCTTCTTGTTGATAAGGCTCTTCTTGCTCATTTTCTTTACAATTCTTCTACTCTTTTTCATGTTTAATGTTATTTAATGTTTTAATCACCAATCTCCTCTATCATTCGTATTGTGCCATGACCATCTGTTTCGCGAAATCTTTGTACGCCACTATTTTTCGCAGGTTTGCTCGCATTCGTATTTCCCCGATACCGCCGACCGGAGACAAGGCGCCTGTATTAACACCTCTTCCCATGTTTATTCCTCCTTGTTATATAATTGCTTGTTTTTATATTCCAACATCCTTCCCATCCTCTTTAACCCAATTAACTGTATCGCAATACCAACAATACCCTGTCTTGGAATCCTTTTTATGAGAATGGGATCCACATGTGGCGCACCAATAATTATCATCCATATTGTATGTATAACTTTCATCCTCATGCATTTTGGCTATTCTAGCTACCCTATCCTCCAGCAGATCCTTTAGATAATGGCATTCGTAAGGTCTATCCTCTTCCTTTAATATATAAATATCGATATCCATCATGCTCCCCATCCTGTCCGTACACATACACTCGGCGGCATGGCGCACGTTCCCTTCCGGCATCCCCGGAACTATCTCCCGGATCACCGCCTCCATCTTCTCTTGGTATTCGGTGTCTACCTTGACCACCAAATCCTCTAATTTATCTATTAAACTCATGATCTTTTTACTTCTTTGTATATGACATCTGTATTGTCTTCCCTATCTATATTGCAACAACAAGAATACATGCAGTAATAACCCCTGTTATTAAATACACATCCATCACAACTGCTATCATCAATCTCTATTACCTCCAATTCTATTTTCTCCATGCCGGTATTATATTTAAATATACTACCTATCTTATGATATCCTATATCCTTCAAATACCTTATATGATTATTTTCGTTAAATAATCGGTTGATAAATACATCCATTTTATCGTTTAGACCATTTTTATCTAATAACCCCTCGCACTCATTTTTATTAAATCCAAAGGATATCATAAAATATTTTGCCATATCAAACCTTTCCAGTTCCACCAATTTTTGTATGCATAGCCATATTCCTTGTCTTATGCCTTCTTCTTTGGCTTCTTGCACTCTATCTCCCATATTATTTTGTATTAATTAAGTAACAATATTTCTCTTCGCTCTATTTTGATCATTGATGGATTATCGTCATGATCATACCAATATAGATACCATATACCTCCTCTATTGGCCTTCCACATCTTCCCTTCATATTCCCCCGATGGGATCGTTACTGAATATTCTCTAAGACCCTCAAAGGTTTGTTTGGTCATTAAAGCGTATTCCTCATCAATTTCTATGTATCTCCTATGGGGCTGTTTCCATAACATCCCACGTTTGTCTGTTATCTTAGGTATTATATTCTCTCCATTCATGATGCTTTGTAAATTATGTATTAACTATTGTATATCTAACACTCTCCCCATCTTCCCTTTCGCATCCCAAGCAACCTGATTTTACGCAATCATATATATAATTTTCAAAAGCGCATCCCGAACATCTATCACACTTATCTACTCTTAATGTCATTTCAGACATACCAACTTTATAGTTAAAGACTTCCCCTATTTTATGATACTTAATATTTATACATATAGTATCGTTTTCACTTATAGTACTGCCTTCACTTATCATATTCTCACGTCCAAACATATTGTCAATAAACTTAATCATCTCATCATTGAATGATTCGCTTTCTTCTTGCAGCTTCCTACATTCATCCTCGGTCAATCCACAAGAAGATATCAGCTCCTCCGCGGCTTGCGTCCATCGCCCGTCGTAGGCTAGCTCCTGAACCGCCAGCCATATCCCTTGATTCATGCCCTCCATTCTTGCCTTATCTAAAATATCCTCATCTTTCATATCCTCAATCATTTATATTCTTGTTTCTTATAATAATCTCTATATCGTTTAACATCTTATCTTTTAATACTTTCTCTACCATTCTTGGAATGACATTAAAATCTTTATTTTTAAGCTCATTATCTACCATAAACTTAATCATCTGCTCTATATTATTATCATTCCCGTAAGTATTACATATACACTCCTCAACATATTTTCTTATATCAGATCTAATTGCATTGATTATATCTTCCTTCGTAAGCCCAAGCTCATTATGGATATAATTCTTTATCGCTTTATATCCCTTACTTCTGCTCATAATCAATCTCCTTTCTCTTAAATTCACCTATGTTTAATATCCCTCTATCTCCTTCAAGTGCTAAAGAGATCGGAGGTATTGGCATATATAATTTAACTACCCCGTCATCGTAAAATGGATGCGGATATTTATGATACTTGGCAAATTTGCCCCAGCCTTTAAAGAAGTAAGCCATGGAAATACTTTCTCCATCAGTGACAAGATAATAATCATCTACATCCGGTAGCCCATCGCTTACTTTTATCCACGGTGATTGCTTTGACCGCCATTCGGCACCGGATTTAAAACCAGAAGCAATCATCTCTTTAATGGCAGAAATGCCGTTCGGTACTCCATTTGTTCCAAACGAACTAATAACCGATCCTGCGTATTCAATCGCTACTTCTACTGTCTGTTTCATAATTCCCCTCTTGCTTTAAGTCTTTTGATTGCATCTTTTCTTGAGTATGCACAGATCTTTTGTCCTTTAATCGTGAATTCTTTCAACTCTCTAGAAGTCGATGGACGTCGATAATCAGGATTGAATCTCATCCCTTCATTTGACAATCTCTGATTAGAATAAATATTTTTATCGGCAGTCATCGTACTTTCCATAGCTAACATTGCTAATGTTTTGAGCATACTTCTTTTTAAACTCATTTGATTTCTATATTTTTAAATGTTATTAAATCTTTTCTTTTTTTGATCTTGAAGAAGTTCACATTTTTGATCTTACTACATTCTATGAACCTTTCTAAACCTTATTTATTGTTTTGAGATTGTTTACCTTTCTCAAAACAATTTCTTATCTTTCAATCTTCTTTTGCTTAGATCCCCTTTATATATTATAAGGTGATTGAGTCTCTTGATAGACATAACCTGTTACCGGAGACTTTACCGCTGCGCAACTTGATAACAAGAATGCCGTACTGATAAATAAGAATGCTTTTTTCATTGTGTGTTTGTTTTTGCCCTCCCTGTCCCCTTCGTTCGGTGGTTTCTAAATAAAAGAAGCGTGGAGACTATTGGATGTTACCGTATTTGAGGCTCTGGACTGCCCACCACTCGATAACAAACAACAGCCCCACGCCGTAACCCTCCCGTTATCGAACTCCCAGACCAAAGGCCGGAGGCCGCATCGTGGACACGGCAACCATTCCATTGGATTCTCCGGCTTCTTGTAAACATCAATACACTTATACTCTACTGTCATAATTAGTTCTATTAAATTGATCTGATCTTTTGATCTCTCATCTCATTCTTATCCTTGAACATCATTATTCTATTAACAATCCCCTCCGATTCCATGTACGTCGAGAATCCATGTATTCTTAGATATTGGATGGTTGATAATGATTTTTCTAGCACATCTTTATATCCTACATCTATCTTAACTTCTTTACCCATAGTCCTCCTCCATTTCTCATATCCAACTTCTACTCATAACACTATTATAATCTATTCCATTATTCATAACCACTTTATTAAAGGCCTCCTCGGTATACGCCAAAGACTCGCCCCTATTAGCTCTCTCGATATTTTCGCTCATCATCCCCATAGCCTCGATCAAGGCCGCTGATGAGTTGGCTATTAACTTAGCCGCTTCCATTATCCTATTATCGTCCATAATCATATTACTTTAACTTCCTCGTTCCACAAATGTCTTTCATATACCATGGTTATTCCTATCAAAATCCCGGTATCTTCTCCCCAATATTCAAGTATTTGATTCCTGAATTTGTGACGCAAATCTTGCGCCTTTCCCTTATTCCTATTATAAGGCGAGAAGTCAGATAATCTTACTGTCTTCATATTCTATTTAAACTTTTTAAGTTTAGATCACTTAATGTCAATACTTTTTTATCCAATAGATCAATAAGCAGCATCGCCCTCGACTCCACCTCTGTACTTCCAAATCCACTATACACTTCTGTTTGTGGATTGTAAGCATCGTATCGAACATAAGCAGCTTCGTAGTATTCGATATCCTTATTCGGGAAATATTGTGTCAACTGCAACCAGTCATCCCATATTTTTGATTTACTGATATTTATCATACTTGGTAGTATCTCTCCAAGTTCATGACTCATATAAGCCGGTATGAGGTCGCCTTCTTTTCTATATGAATACCTCATTGTATTTTGCGTAACTGAATCTATCTGGGTTCCCCCTCCTTTCATCTCTTTCACAAAATAAAATTCCGACTCCGAATTTACACCCAACTCATGCAACTTTAGCGCAAGCTCATAAGGGCACATAAAATTTTGATATTTCATGTTATTCTATATTTTCGTTTCTGTAATCCCCGGCATAGTCCAACCATACCCTGTAATCATTTCTGTACTTGGTCGCCTTTATTTTCATATTCCGGTATATATCCTTATTCGCATTTTCGCCAAGTACTCTCCTTACCTCCTTCTGTAAGACCGCCCCAATAAGAGGATAGACGTCCAAATAATTGCCTTCACACTTCTCGAAATCTATTACCCTGTTCCCTATTGCCCGTTCCAATGCCTTGTCCATTGCCTTCACGATGGATTCTTGTACATTTTTATATCTATTGATAAAACCCTGTCTTATAGATACCATATCTCCTTCTTTAATACTCATATTTTCTTACGTATTTATATGTTACTTTATTACTCAACCAAGCCAACGAGCAAGGGCTGCGCCTTGTCTTCACCGACCGCCTACCCATACACGCCGGCTCCACCGGTAACGCCACCCATGACATCTTGGATGTCTCTCCCGTAAATCTGATAGTGATTGCCATAGCTCTCAAATGTTACTTGATAGCTGTTTTAATTCCATCCTAATTGTCTCGCAACACCTTCCATCTCGCTATACGCTATCCGGTGACATCCGGCAGTCAGTATATCGTTTTCATAACGATTGAACGCCCATCTTTGACCGGTTACATCCAATACCAAATCGTACTTGAACTGACCACCATCATGGAAGACCTTAATCAATCTCCAAAGTCTTTCAGCTTCAGTTTGTTCTACTTTGATACCCTTACTGGTTTCGATTTTTCCGTTCTTAATACGCAACCATACGTTCGGTTGGCCATTCTCAAGACAACGATAATACAACTGGGAAATCTCGCCAGATTTCCACATTTGTACCCGTTCTTTCAATGGTTTGTTACGAGCCTCTTGTTCCTTTCTATATGTTTCTATTTTTATCTTTTCTCTTTCTTCTCTACTCTTTTCAAATCTTTTGATTCTTTCTAGGTATTTAATCCACGTACCCTCTCCACAAACTTCATCAACAATCACATTTACAGTTCCAAGCACTTCCAGTGGTTGATAATTCAATAATATCTGGAAAACACGTTTTAATTCACGGATATATTCACGTTTAACCTTATCTGATCTCCGTGACAATTCATGACTCGCTCCAAGCCACTCGTTTACACTCTTTTTAAGAAGACGCTGGGGAGTTCCCATACCGAAGAACTCGATATAATCCATCATATTTTTAAATACTCCCCAAACATCACGATAAGGCAATTCAGTTCTGACCTTCTTGTATTTTTCAATAGCATCTTTAATGGATTCCAATTTACTGGTGACAAATGCCATATTACCGGTATTTGACATATTATATCCAACAGAAAATATCTTTGAGTCAGTTGGTATTGCGTTGCGAACAAAATATTGATGTTTGCTTGTGGTAGAGGAATAATGTATACTATTAATCAAATACGCTTTTTCACCACGCTTATTTCTTACGATTCTTCCGGCCTCAAAGTGATAGCCATAAGAATAAATACTTTCACCTTCAAAGAAGAAATTACTACCATTTGCAGATTCTTTCTTTTCGTTTGCCCATAAATGAGCGATCATCCTATTGTTCATACCAATTAAATTTTATTATTAATTATTAATATTATAACCTTTCGATAATTCTAACTATAAATTCTCTGTTTATAGGTATCTTATATGAATTATTATTTTTGACATACTTCATAAAGTACACAGGTTCCTTTGACCTCGGTTTACCTTTCAATAAATCCACCAGATATTGTTCTCAACTATCAACAGGAACATTATTTAGTTTTTCAATCAGAATTTTAGCCCCGTATTCCCAGTCATAAAACTCCGGATTCCACGGATTCTCTTTGGATTCCATTTTCTTGATCATGCTTTGAACTCGAATTTAATCCCTTCTGGTAACTTAGAACGATCCACGTTATTCACGAAATCATCAAACTCTTCTTGTGTGATCTTTTCCCCATAATCACGCCAGTTGAAAGATAAAGTGTTCGTGTGATTATAATATATCACATTATCGGTTGACAATCCATAATCAAACACACAGAGCATTACCTTTTTGTCTGTTTCCGCTTCCCTGATTACCTTATCGTATCGCTCACAAATTTCAGCACGCTTTTTTAACATCTTTGCCTTATGAGCCTCCTCCCTACGTTTTTCGATATTTTCTGCGGAATAATACCCGGCTTTAATACGCTCTTCAATAAGCAAACGTTCCTCGTCCGTTAGTGTCAGGGTAAATCTTTCTTCTTCTGGCTTATATGGATTAACCCATTTCTTTCCACACAGGTTTTCAAGTTCCGCAATAAGCTCGTCTGATTCACGTTTCCATCTATCCACAATCCCTAGATTGAAAAGCAGATACTTGAAATACATCTTATCGTCCACCGCTTCAGATAATTTAGGATATTCCTTGTCTGATATACGTAAATATTCAATAGCCACAGACTTATCGCTATTCTTTATGTGATACATGCCATTTTCCACCGGATACATAGGAGCACCATAATGATTACAACAATGTAATGGTATAAACTTCGCCAATTCTGGAACATACTTCGCAATCTCATCGTGGCAGCAGCCTCCCATATACTCCTTATATCGTCCATATTTGTTTTTTTGTCTGATATCGGCCGTTATGCTCCAGTCACACATATTGTTATGACAATCATCATCTAAAGATACTGTGGCTGTTATTCTATATTCTTCCTCGTTTTCTGTAAAGAATTTTGTACTTGAATAAAATAGTCTGTTTGTAGTTTCCATATTATTTTAGTTTAATTATTACACTTGTGAAAAATAAAATCTACGCATTCCCCCGGTGTATTATTAGCGTTATTGTACCAATAAAAACCTTCTGTTTTCCAGTCTACACTTACGGGATCTGCTTTTACTCGTTTCAAGAAATTCCTTATTTCTTGTTCTTCATTATCTAACAAACCGGTATAATCATCATTTATCAGAGCACGAGCCCAATAAACCGGAAGCCTGTATCTTATTACCTCTATATTCATAATCTCATCAATTTACAAATTATCAATACTAAAAAAACTCCAACAATCTATTACAATAAACTCTCCTACTCCATATTCCACAAGTGACTTAAGTGATTCTATCCCATTACAGTGATAGAAAACATTATCATTATCATCATCATTGATGCTTAATGATAATTTTATTGTCGTTCTTCGATCATCCCCTGTGTCTTTCCATACGATCTGACATTCTACGTATTCAGGTTCTTTCCCATTCTTTTTAACGAACTCGAAAAACATAGAATCAATATCTTTCTTGACTCTATCTACATCCGTTATCACTACCTCTTCCTTGCAATCCCCACAATTAGCATGCATAAAAGATTCATCAAGATAATCTATTATTTTCCCGGTGTTTGGATTTACGATCGCTTCACAAGCAATATTTGTTCCGCCACACCTTGTACATATCACTTTCATGCTATTTCATTTAATGGTTCAACATACACATCCCCATTCTCATAATAGAGTCGATCTTCATACTGATTATGATGAAGCTCCTCACGTATCGCATCTTCATTATCAGCCCAATACTAGTACTCCTCATACCATGACTTGAAGAAGTTATCATAACATTGTCTCATCAGATCCTCTAAAGAAAAATCCTCCGGATAAGTACACCATGCATTGTAATAATCAATTATAGGTTTCAGGAGATAATAATCATAACACATCCCTGTCAATGGGCAATTATCTCCATAGTCAAACATCACCCTACTATACTTGTGCCTGTATTTGTATTTCCCATCAATATATTTACCTGACGTGGAGAAATACTTGCCCTTGATAATATATGGCATAATATTGTTGTTGATATATCTGAACAGTAATTTACCGCATAGATTCTCAGGGAATATATCACGATGATAATCTGTAGGGTGTTCATAAATAGGATCCTTGTATTTAAACTCATAACTAAAATCATATCTCTCGTATCCAACTTCCCAATCATAAACCCTAGTATCTGTCATATCCTCAAAGGCTTCCATTGACTTTTTATAGTCTATGCCATAAGCATCCATACATTGCTCCATTACATTCCAGTGCTCACGCTCTATGATCCTTTCTTGTGAGTCTTTTGACAGCTCATCAAACTCATACAGTTTTAATACAATCTTTTTCATAATCCCTCCTTTTTTAATATAATTAGATCCCTAACGCCAATCGAATGACATACGTACCTCCTTATGTTCACGCTTAGGGATGATCGTGGCTATTCTCACGAACCACCACAATCCAGATTCAGATATCATTCATCCTTTATCTTTACGAATGGGTTTTCTACATAAAACTCCACTACATCCTTAGATTTTATAGATGTCACTATACCGGTGGTATCCACAAATCCATCTGTTTCATCCATTGTCAAATCTTCTATTTTATCTCCCGGCAGAAAACAAAGATTATAGTCTTGATCAATATACATAATCATCTTTAACCTAACCATGTCATCAATGATGCCTTTCATTCTCTCCACGACATCCAATTGATCATTACTAAGCATTAATCTACTTTTTGATGATTCCACTAACCTTATGTCTCCATTCCTGTCAACTACAGTTAAGTCATTGAATTTATACACATCTTCACGTGTTCTGTAATATGTTTCCTTACAATAAATTTTTCCTTTATCATCTATTTCAACATCAAAATATTCCAACTTATCCTTGACAGCTCTTCCGTTTTTGTATTTCCACACATCACCTATTGGAATGAACCCATATAATGACTCAAAAACATCATATATTGATAGTCTTGTCTTAGGAATGCTCTCGCCCTTTTTAAAACATTCTTCGGACGAATAAAATAATTTCCCATCTAATGTCTTCTCAGTCCTACATCCTCCCCATGTTCCTACATATCTAACTACTCCATATGTAAAACTGATCAAGATCTTATCAATCTCAAACCACTTTAATCTTCCTGACATATCGTCAAAAAGATATCCACTCTCTAGATAAACCGATAAACATTCTCTAATTTCCATAACAATTTATTTTTTTTAATTAAACAACATCATTTGCCTTGATCACTATCCGTATCAATATTATGAACAAGCTCATATAGATCATAATCACTACACTCTGCTAAACATAAAGAGAAGACGTTCCTGTCGTTAATCAGGAAATAGCTATCTTCTAATATGAAGATAGATCTTCCTACCTCTAAAAAACAGTCCCATAACTCATTGCCTCTTTTATTGCCAAACACTTTCTGAAAAGTATGACGATCTGCCTTATTCTCGAATTTACGCATCCGTCTAATCCACTCATATCCGTGCCTCACTAAATCCAAGCCGCCGGCTTCATCGAAGCTCCCGTTTTTATCAATCCATTTATTTACATCTATCAACATACTCCCTTATAATATTACATTAAACAACTCGTTTAACCTATCTATCTCACTTAGGTATTCATCTTCTTTATCAAATCCAATTTGCGTCCCTCCCTCCAATCCAAAGGACAGGGTAAAGGATATGACCCAGCCCGATCCGTCCACGGCCTGCCCCTTGGGAACCCAAGACATCACCGCTTTCTTGGATATCCACCATCTCCCTATCTGAACGAAATCAGGATAGTTGTCCATTAAATACACCATCTGATTAGCCATCTTATTAACATCATCAAAAGGCACTATATGATACTTGTTTCTTATCCTGACCTTCAAGAAGGGGTTATCCATATTATATGCCGCAAATGCTGATATCACGGAACTAGGATATCTAACCCCTTTTATTACCATCCATTTCATATATAACACCTCCTCTTAATCATTGATCCATTCCACAAAAACTCCCCCTTTCAGACTGTAATATGTATCTGCTTTTATCTTTTCTCCATCAACAAATTCCGTTTTTACACAAATGGGGATATATCTTTGTTTTCCCTCAGAATAAGACCATTCGGATAGTGTTATCCATGATCCTTTTGAGGCTTTTGCTACAGAGTTAATACCTGCGCACATGATGACACAGTCTTCGCCAGTGCTGTCAGTCTTGGCACCGTAGCCGGACGAACTAATCTTGGCGCCGTCGCTAGACGAGCCAATCTGGGCTCCGTCGCCAGACGAGCCAATCTGGGCATTGTTGCCAGACGAACTGATCTTGGCATCGTTGCCAGACGAACCGATCTTGGCATCGTTGCCAGACGAGCCGATCTTGGCATCGTTGCCAGACGAACCGATCTGGGCATTGTTGCCAGACGAACCGATCTTGGCATCGTAGCCAGACGAACCAATCTGGGCTCCGTAGCCAGACGAGCCGATCTTGGCATCGTTGCCAGACGAACCGATCTTGGCTCCGTAGCCAGACGAGCCGATCTGGGCTTCGTCGCCGGATGATCCTATCTTGGCATAGTTGCCGGATGAATTATCCTTTATGCTCGTTTTTATTTTTTCAGGTGATGTGATCTCTTTTAGCCACTCAACTCCAAGATTGATCATGCCAGCCAATTTTAACTCTGCTTTTATTTTAATCTTCGATGAGCAAATTTTTGTCCCTCTATCCTCCTTGGATATATTCCCGTCTTGCTCTACTTCGCAAAACCTAGAATCTATCATAGTATAGTAATCAAAAACATCAAACGGGCTTTCGCAAGCGTGAAAGCCTCTGTTACACATCTTGATCTTTCCATCCATCTCATATATCCCTCCAATTTTATATTGGAAGCCTCTGCATCTAAGATTCTTGTCGAATCCTTTATAAGATTTTATAGCCATTTTGCAATTTATTTAATATAATTTCATCCGCTTCTGTCCTCTTATCCATAGGCTTGTTTTGAGATTCATTGATAAAGTCAAGCACCTCATCCCATGTCCTCTCAAACAATTGTCCATTATTAACCCCACAGCATCCACATCCACTAGAAAATACTGGAATTATACTCCCATCGCACATCTTAACGAATTTATATCCTATATATTCATCACATAATGAACATCTTCTTACTGGTATAAATCTTACCTTACCGCTATAAACGATATTTACTAATGTCTCACGATCCATATGATTTTCTCCTCTAATTAATTACCCTTATTTCTAGCCAATCGAATAAAATTTATCCGCGCTCTCTTTTCCGTCTCCTCGAAAATTAGCCAGCCCGCATGTCAGGATGCTCACAAGGTTATCCACCACCTCCAACTCGCTCGATTTGAACCACGCCAACTGACTGTAAGTTTCACCTATCCATATTATACTCATTCTCCCGTCCCGACTGACCTCCTTGACCAGCCCTATATGGTTTTTAGTGTCCTTAATCACATTTGATTCGTCAATATTTGTAAGCCGAACAAAATCCATCGGTCGTATCACTTTATCCTCGTCCATGTTAATCCTCCTATATTTTTATTCTCTCAATTTGTTTTTAACCTCCTTGACATATTTAGGGGAATGTAGTCCCCTATGCAATCTTATAGCCCGATCTATATCCTTTTTAGGATTATGATGAGATTGATATATCTCGAACATTTCCCTAGCCTTGGAAGGATTTGTTCGATCATCATATCTATACCGCTTTTTCTTCCGTTTAAGGCGCAATATCCTATTAACCTCATCTACATACACCTTTTTCATCTGCCACCTCCCTAAAGCCCCGGAGGAGGCGTTATACGCACGATCGTCATCCCTTGACTCCACGAAAGACAAGGCGTCCGCCAGCTTGTCCCATACCCGTGCCTCGACCACGGCTGGCTTCGGGGCGAGGGGCATGCCTCCGCTTCCCTTTGGCGGTGTCAATATTATCATCGCCATCACGAGTAAGTATCTCATCACTCTCCCTTATTTTTATAAAACCCCTCCCCGAATTTCACGTTATCCACATAATCCTCCATACACTCATGAACAATTATATGAATATCCCCCTCCGCATATGTTACCTCAGACATCATTCTCTCATTAGTCATCCACCAAGAATAATTATCAATATGCCGTATCTCGAATCCATGATCATGCAACACATACATAACATTATGTCTTAAATTCCTGTCCATCATCATACATTCATACGCAATATATCCGTTGATACTTTCATGAGACCTACCGAACGTATAAACGTACCTACCCATCAACTTATACAACTCCCTTGCCACAGGATTCGGGATCGCCTCATCCATATCAAAATCCCCATCTGGATCAATAACCCACTCTACATCCCGCTCATCAATACAAGCCCTAGGCATTCCTATCGTCCGTACATAAAGGCGTGATCGGTGATCCCTACTTAATACCGTCCCGATATACCTTTCCCATTTGGCATATCCTATATTATGGCTGCCGGTTATATTAAACACAATTTCAGCCCCTATCTTAATTTCATCCATATTTAAGATATTTATGTTATTTGTTATCCTTTTTATACAAAAAGAGGATATAATGGCATAATATTATGATGTCAAGACACAAATACGTTCTTTATCATATTATCATACATATCCTCTGTACAACGTTATTTATGGCATTATATCGTATATGACGCCGTAGGTCATAAATACATCTAATTAACCCTTTTTTAAGGGCTTATTGTTATTTAGGTAACTAGCTATGCCTAATATTTTCGAAATAAGGGCTTTTTTAGCCTTATATTCATCGTTTATCCCTAT